GGAGACGGGCAGCGCAAAGATATGGAAGACGAGAAATCAATTCTTGTTAGTGTGCTTCCACAGATGGCTTCTGATCAAGAAATTGCTGCATTTCTTAGCGCATTCATGACTGGGCGCAGTAAAATGGGTCCTGTACCAAAGAAGGGTGATATCATGAAAGCGCTTCGTGATCATTTTGGTGCGCTTGCTGACATGAAGCGCGCCGGACAAATTGCAACCGAAATTTATGGGGTCTAAAATGAAAACTTTTTCTGTCAACAAAAACTCTTGGCACTACAAGCTGAATGTCAGGATGGTAAAAACAAACGAACGCCTAAACAGAAACGATAACGCAGAAAAATTTGTTCAAAGCAGGGACAACCTTTGCTCCTATTGGCAAATGACGCTGTGGAGCATGTTCAAGGTCGCTGTTACGGCTGCATTCCTTATTGGTCTGGCTTCCCTTAGCATATTTGTGATCTACCTTATGGGTTACGCCATGGTATATCATACGACAGACTTTCTTCTTGGCGCCGGAGGTGTGATTGGTCTTATCATACTCACTGTAGGAACTATTGCTCTCGCTGGATGGTTGGATGACCGCAAGAGAGTTAAGCTTGACAAGATTCTCTACGAGGGCGAAACTGAAACCAGTCTTGCAGGTGCGAAGTATTCTTCTTGGAAATCTGGTGTCTGCGTTCCGGTGGATTTCAAGGCATGAACATTCAGGAAGTTGCTGACAAACTGAATGGTATTCAATACGGAAGCGAGGGTGGGAACTTCACCCTCGCATACTGCCGTGGTATTGTGTTCTGTCTATCGGACCTGACATAAATAATCAACATCAGCATTTATGGAGGCCCAAATGATAACAATTTACGGAAATGAGACATGCAGCTATTGCATCAGAGCAAAGAGACTGGCGACTCAATATAATCTACCTTATGTGTTCAAGGACACAGATGATGATGCAAATCTGAATGAGTTGAAAACGATTATTCCAGTTCAGCGGTCTAGTATTCCACAAATTTGGTGGTATGATCGCTACATAGGCGGATATGAAGATTTTGCTGATGAAATAACTAATGTGATGGGTGGCTTCGGTGATTCACCTTTCTGATTACACCATGAGCTTTGAAAAAGAAGTCGTAGACATCATGGTGAATGAAAAATGCACTATGCGGGAAGCTCTTGATTATATGTTTTCTTATCATGAGGTTGATGCAGATAGCGTATTTGATGTGGTTGACTTTTTGGAAGAACGATTGTATGATTTAGACAAAGTTCAAACAATCATGATGGTCTATACTGGCCAAACTCCAGATTTTCAATTGACAAGGTTGACATGTAATGGCGAAAGTAAAACCAAGAGGTCCGACAAAGGCTGAACGACAGGTTTCTCAACATAAAGAACATGAACAGTTCCTTCGTCGCGTAGGCTATAAAGGAACTGCTTCAAAGAAATCTGTGAATGAAATTCCAGATTACAGCACAAATAACTATCGTATAACATCCAATGCTATTCCGGGCAACGGAAGCAAAATCAGAGAAAATTCATACTCCGGTACAGAAATTCTTGGTATTGTGACTATGCACAAGTCAAATCTAATGCCTATCCGCAAAGATAATCCGCAAGCTGCGATTGACTCAGCACAAATGCGCCGAAACTAACAAAAAAGTCATAAATAGCTTCAAAGAGGAGCTATATTATGACTATTATTGCAGGAATTGATTGGTCAATGACTTCGCCGGCGGTTTGTATCCATGACGGAGAAGAGTGGTCAATAAACAACTGCACATTCTACTATCTCACACAAAAGAACAAGCTTCTTATACATACTGACCAGGTTCGCGGATCTCTTTACGAAGAGTTTGAATCGCAACAACAGCGGTTTGACAATCTATCTAACTGGGCTCTAAATATTCTCAATTCACATAAAGCAGCGGTAGTAGGCCTTGAAGGTTACTCATATGGCAGCACCGGAAGCCGTCTTTTTGAAATTGGAGAGAATACCGGATTGCTCAAACATAAAATGTGGCAAGCTGGCATAGACTTTGAAGTATACGCACCTACCTCTGTAAAGAAGTTTGCTTGTGGAAAGGGCAATGCCAACAAGGAAAAAGTTTGGGAAGCCTTCATAGAAGAGACACAACTGAACCTCTTTCATCTTATCGGACAAGAGGTAGCCAAGGCATGGAACCCAGTAAGCGATATGTTTGACGCCTACTACATGTGCAAATACCGATTTCACGGTGGAAATACTGCTTGACAATCTCGTACAAATGGGATAAATTGAACATACACGAAGAAACACAATGGAGACGAGAACATGCAAATCACACGCAAGAGCGTTATTTCTGGAATCCAACGCACTATGGACATTCCGGTAAATCCTGAAGACTTCATGGCTTGGCAGGCTGGACACGGAAACATCCAAGACCTGATGCCATACCTGTCTATGAATGACCGCGAGTTTATCCTATCGGGTATCACAGCAGATGAGTGGGATTCTGCATTCGCGGATATCGAAGCTTGAACTTTATTTTCAATGGCCCGCCTGGTTCTGGAAAGGATGAGGCGTGCCACTTCCTAAAAGTAAACTATGGTTACGCCCATCTAGAGTTCAAGCAAGAACTATTTCGTGCTACTGCACAGTATTATGATGTATCCTTAGACTGGTTTATGGAAAATTATAACGATAGGATCATAAAAGAACGAGGCGAACATAGGCTCGATGGATTTTCTAGAAGAGAAGCTATGATCTTCGTATCAGAAGAAATTATCAAACCACGGCATGGTAAAGACTATTTTGGTGTAAAAACATCAGAGAAAGTTGACCCATCTCGTAACTATTGCTTCAGTGACGGCGGCTTCGTAGAAGAAATTACTCCTGTAATAAATAGAGTTGGACATGACAAAGTTTGCATCGTTCAAATATATCGCACCGGATGCTCGTTTTCTTCTGATTCTCGGAACTACATAAACGGCATTTTGATAGAAGAACTAGGAACCAAAGATTCCGAAAGCTCAATTCAAAAATCAGAGCCACAGATACCAATCCGTATGTATCGGATCTATAACAACACATCTGTTAGCGACTTCCATCAAATGATAAGAAAAATACTTGGAAAGGAAGCTAATGCCAACTCAAAGGTTGCAAATCTTCGTTGAAAATCCATATGACGTTCAATGCGTAATGGATTGCATGAAGATTGCTAAAGCACAAAACAAAGAACTCGTCTTTCTGGACAAACTGTTAGCAACGCTTCGGATTGATTCGGATGGTGACATTGTGAACATCAGTTATCGTATACTGATGGACCTAAAATTACTAAAACTTGAACCAGCTAAAACTTGATATGAAGGAGACTACATTATGGGAAGTAAAGCATCTGGAAAGCACTCCACCTCCAAGGGGGAACGTGCAAGCTCTATGAGCACGAGGGTGAATGACCCGGCTGAGAAGGTCAGGAATATTCAAAGAGCATATTGGCTTGGCCAAAATCCGTGGGTGACTATTGATAATCCGAACAAGAATGAAACCAAAAAGACTAAGATTCGAGTTAGGTCGAATATACTTTGGGGCAATCCCAAAGAGCGCGAAAAACAACGTTTTATCATTTCGTAAGGGAAAAATTATGAATACTATGAATGTACAAGATGTGAAAAATGCCCTGCATAGTGGTGTAGCTATCGTATCCTTCACGAAGGCAAATGGAGAGGTACGCGAAATGCGCTGTACACTTCGCTCGGATATGATTCCATCGACCCCGATTGTTGAAGGAAAGACCCCAAAGAAAGAAAACCCAGATGTCCAGGCTGTATGGGACTTGGATAAGTCAGCATGGCGAAGCTTCCGATATGATTCTGTAAATCATATCAACGCAGAAGCTACTGTCTAATGTCTGTCATCTATAAAGGTGAAGTCATTGATACAAATCTGTCTCGCTCAGCAATGGGCGGGACAGAACAAATGCGAGATCGACTTCTGAAATATATAGATCCGTCGCTGCTAAAAAATGTTGCAATACACTTCGCAAGAGTCCGTCAAGTATATGCCGGAGTTCCCAACATATTTTTCGCCCACGACTTACCAGAAGATCCAGAGACAAAAATTCTTGAAAATGGCGGATGGAAACAGTTTAGGATGTTTGTATTCGTTACATGTTGGCAGAGAGACGCATACATTGCTCGGTTTGGAATTCCACATTCTATGTGCCGCGTCATAGAGAATGCGATTGAGCCTGCTGGGGAACTCAACAAAGAAACTGACGGTACGATACGGCTGATCTATCATACGACTCCACATAGAGGTCTACACATTCTCGCTTCCGTATTTGATGAGCTCACAAAAAAACCACAATACCCAGACCGACTTCACTTAGATGTATTTTCGTCATTTGGGGTCTATGGATGGGGAGAGCGGGACAAGGGATATAAACCTGTGTTTGATCAGTTGCGGAAAAATCCAAATGTAACATATCATGGAGCTCAACCAAATAGCGTTGTTCGCGACTATCTGTCAAGGGCTCATTACTTTCCATATCCTTGTACATGGAAAGAGACTTCATGTATAGCTCTAATAGAGGCGATTGAGCATAAAGTATTAACTGTCCATCCAAACCTAGCTGCGCTTCCAGAAACAGCTGGACAGAACACATTTATGTATGACTATACAGAAAACCAAAACGAGCACGCCAAAAAGTTTTATCAGGTGATGTCAGCTGTTCTATCGCATGACCTTAGAAAATCCAAGACCATAAATAGTAGTCCAAGACATAATATAACAATGTTTGCTGACAAGTGGACAAACCTACTGAAAGAGATACAATGAAAAATAATGTGATTCCGTTTCCGAAGCCAAAGGAAGAGGTAATTGAGATCAAAGATAGGATGGCAGTGGAAGAAGATGCGAATGAGTTTGCATCTGAAATTATTGAAATCATCCATAACGCGCTACACGATAAAACCGGCGACTGCATCTTTACAGATGATGAATTCATGCCAATAGCCCTTTGCCTTGAGGAAGTTATTTCTGCTATGTACTTGCTATCACAAGGATACGACGACCATCCATTCCAAGATATCGCAAAAGATATTTTTGGAGTTGACATTGAAGACGAAGAGGGTTATATTGGTGACAATGTGGATAATGAGGAATCTTAAGAATGCCCATACTAGTTGATTATAGCCAAGTGATGCTTGCTACACTATTCGCCAATATCGGAAATCATACAAATGTTGAAATGTCTGATGATGTGATTCGACATATGTTTCTGATGTCTTTGAAGTATAATCGTACAAAATTCAAAGACACCTATGGAGACATTGTACTCTGTTGTGATGGAAAAAACTCATGGCGGCGAGAAGCATTTCCATACTACAAAGCAAGTCGGCGTACTAGCCGCGAAAAGTCAGAGCTTGATTGGAATGAACTATTTCGAATCATGTCTGATATCCGCGAAGAGATTGCTGAGCATTTTCCCTATAAAGTGATTCAAATCGATAGGTGTGAAGCAGATGATATCATCGGTGTTGTTTCTCATGAATTTGGAACAGAACTCAATACGGGGTCAGAGAAATTCTTGGTGCTATCCGGCGACAAAGATTACATTCAACTTCAACGCTATGCGAACATCGATCAGTATGACCCGGTGCGCAAAAAGTGGATTCGTCACGAAAATCCAGATGAATTTCTTGTGGAGCATATTCTCAAAGGCGACACTGGTGATGGAATTCCAAACATTCTTTCGCCCGACAATTGTCTTGTGATTGGGGAGCGTCAAAAGCCGATGACTGCCAAGAAGATGGAAATGTTTCGCTCTTCTATGAACAGCATGGATGAGACGACCAAAATTAGATATCATCGCAACAAAATGTTGATTGACTTATCTGATACACCTGTTGTATACAAGACCCAGATACTCGAAGCATACAACCAAGAAAAGACTATCGGCCGAACCAAACTACTCAACTACTTCATTCAGAAGAAACTCAAAAACCTCATGACAGACATTGGTGACTTTTAATGCTAAACTCTCTTTCCGAAATCGTCAATAAAGCAACTGAACTCAAGACCAAGGAAGAAAAAATTGCTTGGCTTCGACAGTGTGACGGCGTTCCACTAAAAACAGTTCTAAAATACATGTATGACCCTACGGTGGAATTTCTGATTCCATCAGTACCTCCGCCATGGAAAAAGAACGGCTACATCGGCGTAGAAGGGATGCTCTACAAAGAAACTCGTAGACTTCGTATCTTCATCAAGGGTGGCGGATATGATCAACTCGACAAAGTGAAGCGAGAACAGCTGTTCATCTCTTTGCTAGAAGATATTGATGACAAAGATGCTGAACTGCTATGCAAAATGATTGCTCAGAAGCCACTCAAGGGGCTGTCTAGAGCTGTTGTTGCTGAAGCATTTCCCGACCTAATTTCTATCGAAGATAACACTAGCAGCCCAGAAGGAGCTAACTAAAATGGCTAAGTCGTTTCGTCACTTTCGCGAAGACCAATACGAAGGCGAATGGATCAATGATGACGATGAAATTCGTAATAAACAAGACAGGCTGAAAGAGCGAAAAATGAAGCAGCGGCAAAAGAATAATGAAAAAATGTCATCATATGATGGGAAAGACGACGAATAGCGCTTGACACATAGCTACATATGCCCTATGATGATTCTGTAATGGTAATAATGAAAGAAAAATAATGCGTATCTACCTAGACCTCGATGGCGTGATGGCGGACTTCGACACCCACTTTGTTGAAAAATTCGGCGTTGACCCACAAACGCTTGACGACGATGTGATGTGGAAGATGATCAACGGCTACCACGACTTCTACGCTAACCTTCCGCTTATGAAAGATGCAAAGGGGATGTTCAACATATTGGTTGACAATTTTGATGTTACCATTCTGTCTGCTTGCCCAAAGTCGAACTACAAAAATGCTGCTATTCAAAAACGGGCTTGGGTGCGGGAACATCTATCCAAAGACATTACTGTCATTCCGATGATGGGCGGAGTGAACAAAGCATTGTTCATGCACGAACCTGGCGACATTCTGATTGATGACTTCGAAAAAAACTGCAAGGCATGGAAAGAGCTCGGCGGCATCGCAATTGTTCACAAGAACACCGCTGACACACTGCGGGAAATCTTCAAGATTACGGGATTGTAAAATGATTGCTTATGACAATGTGATTGTCACTACCATCTACACTTTTCGCCATTGAGACCGTGATGCTTTGAAATATTAGCTTTCTGACCTTCTTTGCCGCAAGTAGGGCAGGCGTGAGTTGCTCTGAAACCCGGATTGCTTTCTTTCCTGATTTCCGACAACTTGTCTTTGAACTCTTGCGGCTTTTTTCTTTCTTCTGGTGAGAGATTGGCATAATACTCTCTTTTAGCTTGAGAGCTCTTTATACTGATTAGTTTATTTTCTTCTGATGTTCTTTTTGATATAGTCTGTCGAGTCTTTTCATTACGAATTTTCTTCTGCTCATCCGAGAGGGGTAAATGACCCCTCGTAAAACCAGGGCCAGGATTTTTGTAAGAATACATAACAGTATTTCCATCATTCCATGCTTTCGTATTTTTTGTTGTTCCGTGTAAATCAGTTCTAGAACGAAACTCATCTACAGAAACCACAACATAATCACCGCTATCCATTTTTGCTACTACTCTATTTGCAGAAATGGGTGTATGCTTACTTTCGTCATATTCACTTACTGGAATACGATGAAATAAACCATTTGCATCATATACAGAAACCGTATTTTTTAGTCTAGCTGAGGTTACTCTGCTATGCTCTAATAGAACGCTTTCATATAGTCGCGAATTCATTTGTTCGTTATTTCTGTGTTTCATTTGCCAAACAGCATTGAACTGCGAAGAAATGTTTGGATATACTTTCCACAACATTATGTGGGCGATGAAATGCTGTCGTGGCGTCAGTCGTGCCATATTCCATTTGTTCTTGGCGAACGACTCATATTCTGGAAACATATCTTTTGCTCTTGGGCAAATATGATGCCTATGTGTTTTTATGGAAGACTTTTTGTTATTCTGTTGACATTGCTCAATAAACCTGATATATCTATTGAGATGATGTTCGCTATGAGGCTTTGATGCTAGAATCGGATAAATATCCATTGCTGGAGCTCCTTCTTTTAGGTGACAAGTTCTAGAGTCAGTGGGTATTTGCACTACCGCGATTGACACTTCTATTTATCATTATGGAGATATTGAATGATTGCTTATGACAATGTGATTGTCACAGATTTCGATGGGGTTATTGGGTATTGGGAACACGGTTTCCACATGTCAATGGTGTCCAAGGGGTACAAAGAAACCATAAACGGATTCTACAGCATCGAAGACAAATATGGCATCTCGAAAGAAGAAGGCGATGAGCTGGCAGCTGCTTTCAATGAAAGTGCTGCCATGCGGAGTTTGCCTCCATTCAAAGACGCCATCAAATACATCCGCAAACTTCACGAAGATCATGGCTATGTGTTCCATTGCATCAGCGCAATTCCAAATACACGCGATATGTATGATGCCAGAATGGAAAACATTCACAACCTCTTTGGTAAGACAGCATTTGAGCGCTTGACCCTATGTGGCAGTTCATCGAACAAAAAAGAACTACTGAAAGAATATGAAGGAACTGGGTGCTTTTGGATTGAAGATTTGATGAAAAATGCCTTGATGGGTTTGGGTCATGGTATGAAGCCCATTTTGATGTCTCATCATTATAATATTGATGATCATCATGAAGATGTGAGACGTGTGACAAACTGGAAAGAAATATATGAGTTGATAACCGGAAATTGACCTAGACTGAGACAACTGTAAGCATAAATACAGTTGTAACAGTCGATTTGTAATGAAAGCAAAGTGCGGTGTCTGTTACTCGGACACCGCACTATTTTTTTGGAGGATAGATGCCAATCTATAGCGCTATGAACAAGGACACAGATGAAGTCTTTGAGGTGAACATGAAGTTCGCCGAATTTGAGCAGTATCTCAATGACAACACCAACATAATACAAGTGTTTACCAGATTCCCTGCGCTCGGCGATTCCGTGCGTCTCGGAAAGCGGAGGCCCGATGATGGGTTCCGCGATGTGCTCAAGACCGTCTCCGGCCATCACAAAAAAAACATTATCAACACGTGGTAAAAGGATCGGTCTTGCAAATCAACTAAACTCAACATAGGAGTTCACATGTCAGCAAACAGACGTCTTACAAAGAGAACCAAAGCTAGAGTGGAAAAGGAGACTAATCATCTGCTAAATACAAAATTTGCAATGAAGAAAATTGAACCAATGACTAAAAATCAACGCATTCTATTCCAAGAATATAGTGATAGTCAAAATCTTCTCGCAATTGGATCGGCAGGAACAGGAAAGACATACATTTCCCTCTATCTGGCACTAAAAGACGTTATGGACAGAAACGAATATAAGGAGATTATCATCATCCGGTCATCAGTTCAATCAAGAGAACAGGGACACATGCCCGGAGGCGCGCAGGAAAAAATGGCAAACTTCGAAGCACCCTATGTTGATATTGTGAACGACCTATTTGAGCGTGCTGACGGATATGACATAATGAAACAGAAAAAAATGATTCGTTTTATGAGCACATCATTCATTCGTGGCTTGACATTTGACAATGCTGTGATTATAGTAGATGAATGTCAGAACATGCGGCTTGACGAATTAAGAACAATTATCACGCGTGTCGGCGAAGGTTCAAAAATTATATTCTGCGGTGATACTAAGCAGGATGACCTTGATTGCTCAAAGAACCGCATGGATGTTTCTGGACTTCGTAAGTTCAAACAAATCCTTGACAGAATGGAATGCTTTAGTACAATCCAATTTACAGTAGATGATGTTGTGCGATCTGGGCTTGTGAAGGAATTTATTATAGCAGAAGAAGAGCTTGAACTTGTCTAATGGCATAGCTTGGGCTGATGGTTTCAGTGATATAGAATGTACTGACGGTAATAGAGGTGCTATATGCAGCTCATTACCGTCTAAGTGGAATTGGGATGTTGAATCGATACAAGTTACGGGAGCAACCACCAACACAAAGGTATATGTGGAAGGAAAACTAGTTGCTGTAGAAGGAGACTCTATGGATTTGCACCCAGACGGTCTTCCATGTACGGAAGAAGCTATAGATCATGCGCCAGCCGCATCATTGTGTGCTGGTAGTGTATCGATAGGCGGCAAGAAGGTTGTCCGGGTAGGAAGTAAGTTCAACAAAGGAACTACATTTGATCACACGGTACTCACTGGAAGCGAAAAAGTATCAATTGGTGGTCCAAGTGTAGCAGTATAAAATGATAAAGACTTTTAGAATGTTTCGTGAGAAAGTGAATATGAATAGAAAATATGTCTGTATAGTATATGATGATGAGACTCAACAAAATCTTCGTAATTGGTGCCAAGAAAATGGATTTGATATAACAAAGTCATATAGTGGAAATGACAACCCACCAGAAGACTTTGAATTTCATACGACCATATTCTATTCTATCAACCAATCTAATATAGAGAATGAAGTGCTTCGCCTCACACAAGGCGAAGCACTCTCCTCTAGATTCAAACTGCTTGGGGATAATAGCGACATACCCGTTCTTGTAGTTTCCTCGCCTGATATATCAGAAATACGAGATAATTTTGCGGGGCGTGGTCTTATGGATCAATGGCCAGACTACATACCACATATTTCACTGTCCTATGTGAGAAAAGACTATGATTTTAGCGGGATAAAACTTCCCGATTTTAGAATGAAATTTGGATATTTGAAAATTGAAGACATCAACGAGAAAATTTGAGCATGATATTTGGACCGTCTTTCCGCAACTGACGGATGAAATTGTAGAAGGTGTTGGTCGCATCTATACCACTCCAGAAGGCAACAGATATCCTTCTGTCACGACCGTAATCGGCGCTGGGTCTGACAAATCTTGGCTAGATGGTTGGAAGGCCAGGGTTGGCGAAGAAGCAGCTCGCAAAGTAACAGAGCAGGCATCCCGGCGAGGAACTGCTGTTCATGAGCTTGCAGAAGAATATCTAAAAAACAATCCAGCATATACCAAGGGTCATATGCCCGTCAATATAGCGTCATTTGGACAGATACGACCCATCCTTGACAAGCATGTCTCTAAGGTCTATGGACTTGAAGTACCCCTCTATTCGGACAAGCTGCGCGTTGCTGGACGGGTAGATTGCCTCGCTGAGTGGGACGGCGAACTATCCATTATAGATTTCAAGACGAGTAAGCGAGAGAAAAAGCGAGAAGACATTGATGGATATTTTACACAAACTTCAGCTTATTCCTACATGACATTTGAGCGAACCGGAATGCTTCCAAAGAAAATCGTCATTTTGATGATGGTTGATGATGGAGAGCCACTTGTGTTCATCGAGCGGTCAAAAGACTGGATAGAAAAATTCATTGAAATAAGAGAGAAGGTAAAACTATGATAAAGCATCCTATTGGCGGTGGACTTGTCGCCGAGACGGCATCTGTTCATCCAACTGCTTTTGTCGGCTACGATTGCGAGATCCTTGATAATGCTGTTATTGGAGAGAACTGCACAGTGGCAACAGGCTCAACTATTTTTGGAAATGCGGTTCTTCAAAACAAATCAGTTGTGGAAGATGGCGCAAAGGTTGGTGGAAATGCTTTCTTGAATGCGACTACGATTCATGGAAATGTAACATTGACGAAGACTCCAATAACAATTCATGGCTTTGAGCAAGAAATCGTTATTGCCCATGATTTCATAGTTGTTGGTTGTCAAACCATAGGAATCGAAGAATGGCAGACGCGCTCTCTTGCACTTCTTAGAGCAAATGGATTTCCGAAACAGAGCGCAGAGCGAATTAGAGACAGCATAGATGTAGCCTACAAGTGCTACAAATCGCTTTATCACGAAGAAGATTTGAAGAAAGCTTATCAGCCAGGTTGACATCTGATTACGAATCGTCTATCTTACAAGAGTAATCGGGAGATAAGACATGACAGACAAAGAAATGATTCGTGCTGCCATCGACACAGTGAAAGAGTTCGCCAAGATGAATGCCTATGAAGATGCTCTCGACCTTGCGAAGAAATCCTTTGTCGAAAATCCCAATAGCCATAATAATTGGGACATCCTTGATGAAGGCATCAAGAACATGTTCATCAAACTCGCCGAAGCAGCTATCTACGAAATCACAACTGGCAAGGAAATCAAGTGATGCTTACAATTAGCCGTGCTACTGAAAACGCAATCTATGCAACATGGGATTACATCGCCTCAGATGCTTACGACATGTGCGATGGTGACAACTCCATCGCTCTGGAACTCGTCCTTGATGCAAACCGTCTGACGATGAACGGCTATGCCGAGGCTGACGCTGAACTCAAGTCGCTCTATGAGAAGTTTGGTTGGGAAAAGGTATTCAAGACTCTTTCCAAAAAGTTTCGTCTGCTCTGATATGACGAAAGCGCGGTTCGATATCACTGCCATCATCTATGACAAACGCGGCAAAGTTTTATCCATCGGCAAAAACAGCTATGTGAAAACCCACCCATACCAAGCAAAGTGCGCTGAGAAAGTTGGGTTGCCAGATAAACAATTTCTTCATGCTGAAATTCACGCAATTTTGCGGTGTCGTAGACTCGACAGGGCACACAAAATTGTGGTGACTCGGTTTGGCAAAGATGGAGAAGAGAAGGTGGCAAAACCCTGCCCAATCTGTAGGGGAGCAATCGAAGCTTCTGGAATAAAAATCGTAGAACATACTTGACACCGGGTTGACTAGTAAGATGATTCGGTATATAACCATACTTGTAGACAAGAGGAGAACACTACATGTCTTTCGGAATCTTTGATGCCCATGTCGGTAAAGAAGTTGCTGTTGTCAAGCGCACCCGCTATGGTGGGCTTTCCATTGCTGAATTTGGTACTGTTACCAAGATCAACGGTCATGGTCATATCTTTGTCACCTGTGGTGACCACAGCTGTGGTCCCAAGGAATACCGTTTCAACAAAAGTGGAGACTCCTACAAAAATGAGTGGGGTCCGAGCATTGGAAACGCTGACAAACTTCGCGAAGAACTGGCTCGGGATAATGACCGGGAAGCTCGCGCCAAAATTGCTAAGGAAATCGAAGGTACAATGAAGTCCGGTTGGAGCTACAGCGGTGACTGGATTGCAACCAAAGAACGGATTGAAGAACTGAAGGGCATGATCTCCAAACTGGAAACTATTATGGCTTGACTAGTGAGTCGAATCGGTCTATAACCATACTTGTGACGGAAACAAAAAAGGAATCACTATGATCATCAATGACCTTCGTGCCAAGTCTTTCCTGCAGACCCTCTACTACACCGCAGAGAAAGATAAGAATGATGTGATCGCGAATGCAGCGTCTGCGCTCGCTGTTCGGTTCGAGACCCCTTCGAGCAGGGGTCATGCTCTGTCTGATGTGGATCAGCGGCTCATTCGGTACGCTGTGAACGCGAAACCGAAAACGACCGGTGTCGAAAAACCTCGGCGGAAGACTTACGAACGGCGCGTTTCTCTGGCTTGACAATACATCCGAATCGCCGTAATCTGCACTAGTGTTCAAAAGGAGATACACTATGATTCCGACTCTTTCCGTTCTCAAAGAAATCATCACCAAAGCAGACGCTGCTGGCAATGAAGCTGTGACGAAGGCTAAGGTTATTCCGATGGTCGTCGGCTCTGCGAAGGGTTTGTTCTCCAACGAAATTGACTACTCCAAACCCACCGAGTATGTTGCCGATGGGGTTTGTGGATTTGCTTGGATCAATGTCTATCCTGAATTCAAGGGAAGCACCAAACTCGGCAAAGAAGAGCGCAAAGTGCTTGAAGCTGCTGGGTTCAGTAAGAACGAATATGAAAAGAACTATCAGCGCTGGGTGAGCGAATTCAACCAGTCTATGCAGAAGAAAGAAGCATTTGCTCGTGCCTTCTCCAAGGTTCTTCGTGAGAACGGCATCAATGCAAGTGCTGGTTCTCGGATTGACTAAATGAATCTGTTCATTCTTGATTTGGAGCCAGTAAAGGCTGCACAACTGCAGTGCAATAAACACATTCCAAAAATGGTAATTGAGAGCGCACAAATGCTCTCAACAGCACACCGCATCCTTGATGGACACTCTATCAAAGCAGCGTCCAAGTCGGGAAAATCGCAAGTCAAAGTATGGCTACATCCTGATCCATATATGAATCATATTCTGTATAAAGCCGTCCACAGCGCTCATCCCTGCACGGCTTGGACAATGGCATCTGCAATGAACTATGGTTGGCACTACGCTCATTTCATCGCGCTGTGTGACGAGTATACGCATCGCTACGGCAAGGTACATCTGACTGATAAAGTTTTGCGCGAAAAACTATCCTTGATGCCAAAAAACATCAAGTATGGTCCAATGACGCCATTTGCACTCGCCATGAAATCTAACCCAGAATGCATGTTTCATAACGACCCAGTTCGTTCCTATCGTGCCTTCTATCAAACAAAACAAGAACGATTCAAGATGGCATGGACCAATCGCGAAATTCCAGAATGGTTCAAATCAAAGGAAATTGGATGATTTATATAATCGTAGCATCTGTGATCGCTGGTTCACTCTATATGTCTATGGGTGGAGCCCTCTGGGCGACCAACATCATCATCGGCATTCTCTGTCTTAATGTATTTTTGGTACTATACTCAATCGCAATTGTTATAGGATTTCAGAAGACTCTGCTTAAGAATCCAGAAAAGAGAATCGAAGAGCTCAAAGCATTTACCGAAAGGTCTGATGCTAGAACGCTTATTATTATTCGAATTCTTCTACTACTTGGAGTCTGGCATCTCTATACGCTTGGGTATGTGCTTTTTGCGGGCATCACTGTTACTACTGTCGTCATCTCTATTTTGATTCTGGTGTTCCGTTCAATCGATATGATGGAGGAAAGGAAAGAATGAAGTCATACATTGCATTTCATGAAGACCGAGGAATCTATCTGGGCATATATTTAGGCAACCACCTATTCAGTAGTAGCCCAATCGCACTTTCATGTAAAGCTATTAGATTTGGCACCGAAACAGATATTCATACATTTTTTGGAAAGGCACTTCCGAAGATGTCAGCTGAACTATCAGCTATAGCTATAGAAACAAATTCAACTGACAACTATGTTAATGTCATTGATATCATAAAGTCTGGTCATACAAAACACACCGAAAATATGATTGACAATCTTCCAATGTTGACATATACTTTTCACTGACGAATCAAACAAGGGAACCCATATGACAGCAGTATTATATATCATCGTTCGGAATGACCTTGCCTCGCTTAATGCCGGAAAGGCAATGGCTCAGGCAAGTCACGCGTCTAACGCATTTGTCGGACATTTTCATGGTTATGCTCAAGAGTATAACTCGAAGCCAATGTACAGTGAGATGCAAACCTCGACCATGACTGGTTTTGCTGAATGGGAAAACTCGACTTCTCAATTCTTCGGCACTGTACTTGTTCTTGCTGGAAAAATGCCGGACATCAAAGCAACAGTTGACATTTTCCGGGGCATGGAATACATTGCTGATGTGGTTCATGATCCGACCTATCCAATTCTTGACGGCGAGGTTGTCCATCACATTCCGCTGGATACCTGCGCATATGTATTTGTGCCCAACAAAGAAAATGACAAATTTGCGAGTACTATTCTGAAAAAGTTCTCGCTTCATCCATGAAAAACCACAAACTGTATTTGTCATATTCCAAAAGCCTGCTTAGGATTGTCGCATTCGGTGGATTAGCTTTTGGGCTTACAGTTGCAACAACATCAGCAGGGCTTCTGCTGATTGCAGAACTAATCAGAATCGCAGAGGAACATAAATGATCCAAAACGACCCTGACATTTCGGACTACGACTACATTGGAAGCTCCATTGGAAATGCCTATTTCAGTGGTCTCGGCTTTCAAGAATTATGGAGCTGCGTGGTTCTATCTTCAACAAGAGAAGAACTTGACGCTGCTGTTGAACTTACAATCAAACTCAAGGAGCTACAAAATGAGCGATACGAATGAAGCCTACAATGTTACTGCTGATGAACTACGCCAGTTCATTGAACGCTACGAGCAGCTAGAAGCAGAGAAAAAAGATGTGACCGAGAATCAAAAAGAACTCATGTCGGAACTTAAGGGCCGCGGATATGATGGCAAGATCGTGAAAAAAGTGATTGCGCTGCGCAAGCGCAAGCCGGATGAGATTGCCGAGGAAGAAGCGATCATGGAAATGTATAAAGCCGCGCTGGGGATGAAATGATCAAATCAATTTCAGCAAATATTGATATTTCTCTGATGGTAGATGGTTCTGGATTGAACCTATACCTTGGGAATGCCGGTACACCATCAATCATCTATTCGCATATGGATCTCGTAGAACGGTTTCTTGAAGGTGTCGTCTCCGATGAAGACGGAAAGGTTTATGAAGAACTTTCATATGAACTTGATGATGTGATTGGAAATTTCAGGATGTGTTTAGCTATGCTAGAAGATGCAAAGCGTTAGGGCATACGCCGGAATCGGTTCAAGAAGAACACCACCAGAAGTATGTCTACATATGACAGCAATAGCCAAGAGATTAGCGTCTCTTGGCTATACTTGCAATTCCGGTGGGGCTGATGGAGCTGATACTGCCTTCGAGTGGGGCGCAGTTATCAATCGACAAATATTCCTTCCTTGGGATGGGTTCAATAAACGGAACATAGAACCGCTGATCAAACTTCACGGCGAAGGTAGTTACATCGTTCCGCCATTCAATCCCGACCTTGTTCGAAAATATCATCCGAAGCCAGATGCACTATCAGATGCTGGTTGGAAATTTATGTCAAGAAACTCATATCAAGTTCTAGGGTCTGATCTGAAAAGCCCAGTTGACTTTGTTCTATGCTGGACAAAAGACGGCAAAGCAAGTGGTGGTACGGGCCAGGCAATCAGGATAGCAACCCACTACAAAATACCAGTGTTCAACCTCAAAAATGGCTATGACGACTTCGCTTCTTTCATGACCATGCAAATACTTGCTTGACAAAGAAAACTAAAACTTGGAGCAAAAATGAATACGAAAAAATATAGATACTGGCGAACAAAAGAGCAAGTCGCTGATGAAGCATCAAAATATACAAATAGAGTAAGTTTCAAGAAAGGCTCTGGTAGGGCATATGAAGCAGCCAGAAAAAACGGATGGCTGGATGAATTATGTAAGCACATGGAGAAGCCGAAAACAGAAAAGTTTTCATACGAACATTGTAAAGAAGTTGCCTCCGTGTACAAAACACACAAGCAATTTGAGAAAGAAAATGTGGAAGTGTATAGGTTTGCAAAATCTTATGGGTGGTTGCCAGAAATTTGTAATCACATGAACACCACTCCTAATTTGTCATATGAAGATTGCAAACAAGAAGCACTCAAATATCAAACCAAAAGCGACTTCAAAAAAGCGTCACCGTCATTTCATAGAAAAAGCGTAAAGGAAGGATGGTTCGATGAAATTTGTTCACATATGACAAATGGACACAAACTAAGAACAAAATGGACATACGAATCTTGCAAAAAAGAAGCCATGTTGTATAAATCAAAACTAGAAATGAGATTGTCTAGCCCATCAGCATATTACAAAATTCATACCAGTGGATGGACAGAACTATTTGATGGTATGAAAGATGTATACGAGTATTGGACATATGAAAAATGCAAACAGGAAGTTTCTAAATATAAAACCCTTTCCGAAATGCTAAATTGCAATAAGAATCTATACAACGCAATCAAAAGAAACAACTGGGTTGAATTGATTCGCCATTTGTATGATACTTCAAAAAAACCAAGTGGATATTGGACAAAAGAGCTATGCCTAAAACAATCGAGACAATATGAATCGAGAGAAGACTTTAGAAAATCCAATTGTGGTGCTTACTCTGCCGCAAAGAGAAATGGTTGGCTGGATGAAGCGCATGGTCACATGTCTCCAAAAATTACAGCAAATCCAAATCATTGGTCATATGAAAACTGTGCAGAAGAAGCAAGAAAATACAATACTAGGAAAGAGTTTTTTGTAGCAGCGGGTGGTGCATATCATGCGGCGCGCATCAACGACTGGTTGGATGAAATTTGTCGTCATATGCTTGTTGGTTTGCGGCGCGTTGACGTGGTTTATATGTGGAACACCATCGAAAATCCAAATATTTGGAAGTTTGGTGTATCAAATGATATTTCCGTAGACCGTCGCATAAAAAAGGTGGTATCACAGACAGATTTTACCCTGAACGAAGTTCTATGGAATCGAGCCGAACGCGCATACAGAATTGAAAGAAAACTACTTGGTATCGGAGAAACAGCAACACTTTTTGGAATAAAAGATGGAAAAACAGAGATCAGACATCTAACGCTAGAAGAAGAAAAACTAGCAAAACAAATTATTATGTCTGGCGCGTGATATTTATGATAAATGCTATAGCAACACGAATACTTGCTTGACAAGAGAGACGAATCGGTATACCGTCAAGAAGTAATCGCGAGACAAGGAGAATCGCAATGGGTACTCATGCTATGATCGGTATTTGGGACGAAGAGACCAACGAAGTCACTGCTTCCTATGTTCATTATGATGGTTATGTCGAAGGGGTGGGCGCGTTGCTTACGGAATCCTACAACAGTTCATTGGATGCTTGGATTGTTGCGACTGGTGGTTATCTGTCGTCACTGACGAAGGACTACGAAGAGTCGCGGAATAGCGCTGTTCATTCGGACAAGGCTGTCACTTTCGCTTCGGTCGAAGATTACTTCGCTGAAGGCTTTGAATATGCTGGAGCTCAGTACCTCTACCTGTGGGACGGTGAGGCATGGTTCGTCTCTGTGTGGAAATACAAAGCTGACAATATTCCATTTGAAGCGGTAGAGATGCTTATCGCCGCTTGACAATAAATCCGAATCACTATACTGTCAAAAAGTAATCGCTGCTTTGAAGGAGATCGCCATGAGTGCTGCTACAGAAACCGCCGCGAAGATTCTCGCTGTCGCTAATGAGTATGGCTGGGAGGTGACCGTTCGCGGTTCCATCCTGACCATCACCAAGTCGGGCATCAACTCGACTGATGACTTTGTTCGGGCTGACATGGAATACTTCAGTATTCTCGGTCTTCTGCCCTCGACCAGCCCCGGCAGTATTTGGGGCACGGATGGTGGGGGTATTGGGGCTCTGTCCGCTATGAGTTCTCGTGTGTTCAAGATGAATAAAAGTGGCGGGTCGGTTCGCGTTCTGAATGCTCTGAAAAAAATCGCTGGTTGAAAGGAAACATACCATGCTTTATGATATCGTAAGTGACGCTGAAGAGCGGGTTCGTGAGTGGCTAGAAGAGAATGGCGAATGCCTGAATGCGAGTCTTGTTGGTCTTGACTATCGGTGCGGCTCTATCTGGGTCACAGAAGATGCTGTTATCGTAGAAGAACCCAATCGTGGTTCTCTGGAATATTATGGCGGTTTTGAGTATGTATCCAAAGAGAGCACGAACCGCGTTGGCGAATTCACAATCTACTACACAGAAGGCGACGAAAGTGAACGGATTGCTGATGTTGTGGAAGCTTGGATGGCTAAGAAACTCGCTGCTTAAGAAAGGAATCGAAATGACTGTAGTAATCACCGAGACGGTAGTCAAAGTCGTGAAAGTAGATTGGGATGCTCTCGCTAAAGCTGTAAAGAATGAGGTCATGACCAAACTGAAAAATGATCTCGTGATGTGGGAAGATGACGCCTCTATGCTTTCTATGGTCCTTATGGATGCTTCGAGCGGTATCGATGCTGCTGTATTATTGGCAGATGGAGATTGGAAAGGGGCAGAGCAGCATCTTTATGACATGGATACCGCGCCACGAGAATATGTATATGATTGGATCGAAAAACACTCTTGCGTCAATCTTTTTCAGGTTCTTGGCGAACAAGCCGCTTGACTTGGACATCGATTCGGCCTAGAGTGTAGCTGTAACCCAGAGGAGATGCTCATCATGGAACTCACCACTTTCTCGATTCCCGCCTTCCGTAAGACCACCATCGAGGCGCGGCTTGTGAAGCTCGCGAAAAAAGCCGTCAAGAACGGCAATCCCGACATCGCCTTTTCGTTCGGTGAAGTCGTCTCTCGCGAGGTGGACACCGAATACGGCAAGATGGTCATTGACTTCGTAGATGTGACTGTCTCTGGTGAAGCACCGCGGATTTCGGGTTGGGATTTCCTCGCTCGGATCGAACTTCTCGGTGAAGAGAACCTGGTCCATCGGGTTCCCGGCACGACCAAAACACTGGAAGAGCGTTTTCGGTCGCATGACGGTTTCTGCGACCACTGCAACTCTGCTCGTCGGCGGAATGATGTGTTCGTTCTCGCCAATGACGAAAAGCAGATCGCTGTCGGTCGGCAGTGCCTGCGGGAATTTCTCGGCATCGATGACCCGAAATCGATTGTCGCTCGTGCTCAGTTCTTTGAAGAACTGAAAGATATGTCGGATGAAGATGATCTCGGCAACTTCGGTTCTTTCGGCTACTACGGCTTGAACGAGGTTCTGGTTGCAGCTGCTGCCAATATTCGGAAACATGGTTATGTCTCCAAGGCACGGCAGACTGAAACTGGTGACCCGACGACCGGCGAGATGGTGATGTGGGGAATCGCTGGGGTTCCTGCCTACAAGATTGAACCCACCGAGATTGACCGCGAGTGGGCCGAAAAAACGGTTGGCTTCTTTCGGCGGGATGTTTCGTTCGGCAATGATTACATGGATAACATTCGGGTGCTGACGAAGCAGGACATTATCAAGAAAGAACATGTCGCCCTGATTTCTAGTGCTGTCATCACCGCGCAGCGGGAACTCGCTCCGAAGGCTGCGGTCAAGGAAAGCAACTTCGTTGGCGAAGTCAAGGGTCGTCTGAAAGATGTCTCTCTGTTGCTGGAACGGATCATCTATCTCGGTTCTGGCTCCTTCGGGCCTTCCTATCTCCACCTGCTGAAAGATGCCGATGGCAATGCCTTCTCGTGGATCACCGGAAACAAGGTCGAATCCGCCGAAGGCACCAACCTCAAAGTTGATGCGACTGTGAAAGAACATAAACTCTACAAAGGAACCAAACAGACGGTTCTGACCCGCGCAAAGGTGAAAGCATAACCAAAGAAAGGACTGAACAATGGGGGTGTATAGATATGATTATCTTGTGCTCGGATGGAAGCTAAAAGAAGAGATTCTTGATGCAGATTTTATTGATGATTTGCAATTTGAGACGATTGACAGCTATTTTTCGCCAGACAGCGAAGAGTTTGCTGTCTATGGCAAGATACTGAAAGTAAGCGACAGCATCACCGGATTCGATCTGCTTGAGATGAAGGTAGAAGATACTATCATGTATCTAGAAGACTATGATAAGCTTGCAACTGCCTTTCGTGATGTGACATCAGAAGAGTTGCTAGACTGGACAGAACACGAACCAGCAAAGCTATATCTGTTTAGCATTTTGGGATAAAAAAAGGCGGGCATAAAGCCCGCCTCTTTTATTCTTTGGGAAAAGATTTGCAGTTATTGAAGTGATAGCGATGACCACCCCTTCCTTGAAATCCACAATGCGGGCATGTAAATGGGTTTCTTGTTTTAGCAGATACTTTCATTGCCAGTTTGTGTTCTTCTGTCTTTTGTTTTCCCAGCAAAGATTCTGATATGCGAGCCTTAGTATCTTCGTCGTGATTTCGGCCGCGCATTTTGTCTGCTATTTTTTCATAGTCTGGGCTTTTGCGGTTGCGCATTTTTTCTAGATATTCTGGATCGGCCCATAACTCTTTGGACCTTTCCGATCTACGATTTCGTTGTTCTTCTGTATAGTTCATAGATTTTCCAAGTTTTGCAATTGAAATTGACGGACAACGCTTTCCTTTATTCCAAGGAACCGCGCCCTTTTTTGATGGATTATTTTTCTTCATGTTTTCACTCATTTCCATCTTCTTTTTTCTACCAATTTCACTATTCCAATAGCTTTTCTTTATAACAGAAGCGGCTATACCAGAAATTCCTAATGCTTTCTTCTTTACATTGTAATATCTTATGGTTCCATTTGTCTTATTTTCACCAAGACAAAGTTCTGCATCCTTTATCATGTCAAGATACTTTTGTTCAATAGAGAATAGTTCTCTGCTGTCGTTTCCATAGTAAAACTCAAGTATTTTTCGTCTAAAGTCATTTGGTCGCTTTTTGTATGCCTTTTTCATGAAACCAGTTGATGAGGTATAACCATCATCCAAACTACCCATGTGAGAACCAATACAAAACCACTTCTTTTTGCGATCAAACCAAATGTAAACAAAACCAGTATAAATAGACATTGCTGGGACTCCTTCCAAAAAATGATAGTTCTAGAATAGGTGGGACTCGACCTCCGCGACCTATACTTCTATTTATTAGAGTAAGTTGCTTACGATAAGAAGAAACTGAAAATAGTTTTTGACTTAGCAATAAAAAAAGGCGGAACCGAAGTTCCGCCCCTTTAGTTTGACTCGGTTGTTTCCGAGTTCTTTTATCAGAACAGATTTGATACAATAACTTTTCTGTAGTACACGTTTGATGCAGCAGAGATAGCACCCATACCTTGAGTAGCGCCACCAGCGAATGGGTTCGCGACCATGCCGTAGCGGGTCTTGAAGCCAATTTTTGGCTGGAAGGTATCTTCGCCGATAGCACGAACCATCTGTAGTGGAACGTATGGGCAGTAGAAAATACCAGCGTCAAACGCGGATGAGCCCTTGTAACCAACAACCAGGTAGTTTGAACCAGCGTATGGGTCGATGTATACGCGGAAGCGGCCGTTCAGAACACCAGCGAAAGTATTGCCGGTATCATCTACCTGTAGATTGTTAGAGTTTAGAGCAGGAGTGTAATCAAGGATACCAGCCATCTGAAGTGCAGAAGCAACATCAGAAGAACAGATAACGATGTTACCCTTGCCGCGACGAGTTGCCTTAGCAATTGCGTTAGCTTCTTTCTCAATCTGGAACATCAGACCCTTGAACTTCTCAACTGACCAACGGCCATTTGCGTCAACGTCAAGATCGAATGTACCGTTTACAGCGGTTCCCTGAGAACCCTGAACAGCAGAACTATAGATTGTACGAACAACTTCTCTGTTGATTTCAACAAGGATTTCAGAAGAAAGGATGTTTGCAAGTTCTGTCTCAGCGTCCAGACCATGAACTGCCTTGAGGTCTTGTGCAAGTTCAGTGGTGTATTCTGCTTTCAATGCGCGGGTCTTTGCTTCGACAGCGACTTTTTCGATTGAGAAAGCCATTTCGCCGAATGGGTTGCCGCCAGTACCAAGAGTTTCGCCTACTTCAGTTCTCATAGCAGTACCGAAGTTTGCGTTGGTTGGAAGACCAGCGGAGTTTGGTGTTCCGGTTCCAGAGAACGCGGTGTTTGCTTCGCCGTAGAAAGCTTCTGTTGAAGTGTTACCAGCCATTGCAGTGTACTTGGAGCGCATCGCGAAGATAAGTCCGGTTGGACCAGTCATCGGCTGAACACCAGCGATATCGTAAGCAATCAGGTTAGGCATGGAACGACGAACCAAGCTGATTAGGATTGGGTCATAACCAGCGGTTGGACCGCTAGCCTCTGCACCAGAACTAAATCCAGCAGCACCAGCGCCAGCGCCGTAGGTGTTGTTTGTTGTTTCGCTCAAGAGAGACGTCATAGAAACTGCGGTGCGGTCTTCGCGCAGAGCGTTCTGTGTGTTCTCTAGAATTGTTGCAGTAACGCCACGGCGATAATCATCACCGATACGGCCGAATTTTTCGTGGTCCAGAACTGGCTTCCACTTTTCTACTAGGAAACGATTGTTTTGACTCATTTCTTTGTCTCTCCTTGATGGTTTGTGTTTACTTAGTTATTTATTATTTCATGTTATTCAGAAATTCAGCATAAGCATTAATGGAAGCATCGCCGGATTTCTTGACTGGAATAACTTCTTCAATGATAAACTCACCAGCAGCTTCATCAAGATCCTTGACGGCTGTCGCACTGTTTGTTTTCTTGAAGAAAGATTCCTTGATAGTAGCAAGGTCTTGCTTGTAGGAAGCGATATCTGAACTATTCAGTTTCTCTGATAGAACACGAAAACGTTCAACTTGAGACTGTGAAAGTCCTTCAGTCATGTTAGAAAATTCGCGCTCAGCACGAAGAGTTTGTAGTTCTTCGTTGATGCCGATGCTTTCGATGATAGCGCGATTTGCAGCTTCTTTAGCAGCTGCAACTTCTTCTTCGAGTTCAGCAACCACGTCAATCGTATCTTCATCAATCTTGACATTATGCTCATAGAAGAGTTCCTTTAGCCCATCCATGAAGGATTCAGCCATCTCTACTTTGATGCCAGCTTCAATAGCAACTTCATTTTCTGACATCCACTCTTGAACAACATAGTCAAGGTATGAATCTAGATTTTCAACGATTTCTTCTAGAGACTCATTCAGAGAATTGCTAAACTGTTCCTGTAGATCAGCCTCAACAGATTCAACAATTGATTTTGCTTTGACGGTAGCAGCTTCATTGACAGCAGCTTCGAATACGAGCTCTGCTCTTGCTTTGAAGTCTTCCGAAAGGTCAAGACCTTCAAATAGACCAGAGATACCGACATGCTCTTCTAGCTCGACTTCTTCTGCGAATTCAACAGCTTTTTCAGCGTTCTTGGTAACTTTTGTAACGCCATCAGCAACTGTGTCAGCGTTTGGATCAACCTTTTTCTTTGTATCAGCACCAGTTGGGCTCTGCTTTGGTTCACCACCAGCAGGGCTCACTGGATCTTCAACGGAAGATTGGCCATCAGCGGACATCTTCTTTTCTTCTAGGTTTTCTGCCATTTAGAAACTCCTTCTTGTTTTTTGCGATTTCATAACTATTTATTATATTCAGTTTTTCAGTGTTGACATATACGTTTCAAAGATCTGTAGAGCTTTAGCTTCATCAATTTTCTTTGACGGTTTGCTAAATGACTCTTTGATAGAACGAATAGTGTCTTCAAGCATCTGGATACGATCCATAGCCTCGTTGAACTGATCGGGTGATACGCAAGCATCCATAGAACTAGCGCCCATCTCAGTTGCTTCTGCTACTATGGTATCAGCGGATTGTCTCCAAGATGCAGTAGCAATATCAAAGTAGTATTGGGTGTTTTCCATTATTCCCTGAACAAAGCAGTCTGGACCACTTGGGTCAGTAACAATATCAACGGTTGCAAGATGGAAGTCATTTTGAACTTCCATAATTCCTTCTTTTGTGGTCTTGACAGAACCAAGACCACGAGTAGATACTCCAATTTTTACACCCTCATCAATAAATGTCTTGACAATGTTTCCCATTGGTGTAGAAAGGATCTTTGCCTTACCAACGAAATTGGAACCGTCTCTTTTCATTTCAGTGATTAGATGTGAAACACGATCACCATTGATTTGTGGGCCATCTGGATGACCTAGTTCGCCAAGAGCTCTTTTCGTCTTGACGAACTGCTCATTGTATCTTTTCATCTCTTTCTCAAGCATATCAGAAGGATATACACGACCATTACGGTTCTTGATATCACCCTGCATGAAGATACCATTGATGTAATGCGACTTAGAGCCGTTCTCATTTGCTTCAACAAGCACTTCGCAATCTTCGTTGAATACTTCTGTAATCAGCAATGCCATTATGGTTTCTCCGGTTGTTTTCTTTTATTTATGATTCTTATGACTTGTACGATACAGCTGTACAAAGAAGCGTAGTAGAACCGGCGATAGTGTCTGTCCCATTCTTTTCCACAATTGTAGTAGATCCAGCAGGAACGGTGAATGAGCCAACGACAGTGTTTGCTGCTGGATTTTCTATTGTAACTTTTGAGACTGCTGCAGCGTATACACGAACAAGGCGAGCACCATTCATATCATCAGCTGTTGTTATGGAAGTTTCTTCGTCTAGTGGCTTGATTATCATCATCACAATGCCTCCTTCGCAAATCCTAGAATTTCATTGAAACCAGTCTTATCCTTCATCGCAGCGGTCATCATTGCTTCGCGATTTGGCCCACTTAGTTCTTTGACCAGTTGGTTCAATATTTTTGCATCTTGCTCTTTGATGATGATAGAAGAACCGTCATTCAGTTTGACAGCACCAACTTTGAAAGTTTCAGTGAGGGTTGCATTTTCTTTGACTATCTTCTTAGCAGTAGATGGCTTTATCGTTACTGGAAATTCTTCATCATCAAGTTTGAATTTCTTCTTTCCTGCGACATATGCACTAGCTGCTTTTGCAACAAAAGCTCCCTCTCTTACATACTTACCACCTACAGTCATCTCCCAACCAAGGTCAGAAAGTGCTTTATGCATCTGTTCATAATGTTCACTTGATGTAGCTGGTTTCAGACGTCTAACTCTTTCTTTTGCCTGAGCAACGATTCCATCTGGAATACCAACATAGCTATCACCACGAACAAGATGTGCTGGAAGTGCCTCGCCAAGGTTTTTTGTGCTTTCACTCAAATCTTTGAGAACATCTTTCATTGTATGAAATGGTCCCTTGTGGGAGTTTGCTGTTTTGATATGAAAGTATCCAGACTTATCCTTGACTACTTTTGTTCCGTCATTCTTTTTTGTTAGAATAGCACGGATTTGGTCAAGTGTTGCATCTTCGTCAAGTTTTTCGCAATCGTTCACTCTATTGCCGGTATTTCTGCCTGTACCCATTTTAGTACCGACTTTTCTGTAACCGGGCCAGCAGTCTTGTGGACCAGCAACAGCTTCATCGATCTGACCGACTTCTTCTTTCTTCATACGCTTCTTCCAATTGTAGTCGCGAATGACTTTGAGAATTTCGTCTTTGTTGTCACCTTTGCGGTTCAGGTTCTTTTGAACCGTAACATCAATGGAATCACCAGCATTGATCGAAGCGATGATTTTGCTATCACTAGCTTCTGTAATCTTTTCTGGAAGACCCTTGTGCTTCGTTTTTGCAAAATCTTCCAAGTCTTTCTCAGACATTTTATACATCTCTTTGGATGCACCAATGAGAGCAGACTTTGGCTTGTCTCCGCGCTTCACAGCTAGCGCTACACCAGCGGCTTGCTGTTGCGCCTGCGAAACTGCCTTCTCTCTTAGATCAAGGGCTTCTTTCTTCATTGCTTTAGCGATTGCCTTGCGACGAGCATGTAGAAACTCATCCGAATTGTCTGTATCGCCATCATTGTCAATATCAGCATCAGCCTTTCCAACAGGGTCAAGCTTCGATGCTTCATATACTACTTCATCCTCGCCTTCGTCGTAATCTGCTCTGCGACGTGGGCTTCTCTTCACTGTAGGAAATGGTTTATCGTTGTCAATAACTTCGATGGTATGCTTTTCTTTGAAATTGAGCTCATCATCGTTATTTGGCTGAGCGACTTCTGCAATCAACTGCTTGAATGTCTTCATCTGAATTTTCTCCGACTTTGTTTATATTTGTCAAACTTTGTGCTATTTATCAATAAATTGTTCTGCTCTTCTGTTGGCTCATCCTCTGGAGGTGCCTCGCCAGCACCATCATCCTCTGGTGGTAGAGCATCTTCTGGAGGTGGCTCATCTGGGTCGCGATAGATCCCAGCAGCGCGTTCGGCATCTATTTCGGCTGTCATTTCTTCAATGGTTTCGTCATTCATAAACAGCACATGTTTTTGCACCCAGTTACGAGAGAAGTATTTACCAACATTATCATCAATATCACGAAGCATGGAAACTTTCTCGCGAAGAATTTCCATCTGTTTTAGTTCTTCAAAATAATTGTCTTTCATAAAATCGTAGCGTATTTTATCCTTGATTTCAAGCCATTCTTCTGGCGTTAGAATGCCCTTTAGAATAAGCTGCTTTTCTAGAATAGTATCAAATAGGATAGAGAATCGGACACGCAAACGGCGAATAAACTTTGAGAAGCGAAGTTCATCTCTAGTCATTTCAGAAACACGACCAAATGAATACATAGTCTCTGGTTCAAGTCGTGATACCGGAACGCCAAGTGATTTATATAGTTTCTTCTGAAAATAAGCAAGGTTATCGTTGTCACCAAAGGCAGCTCCACCACCAGGTAGGGTATCAACTTCGGTTGATCTGTTTCCTTCACGGCGAGGGAACCAAAAATCTTCCGTCATAGTCATGAATTTACGAGTGTCACCAACTTCGCCAGTTGCCGAGTTATAGTTTAGTTTGTTCTTGTGACGAGCCATCATGTCAGCGAGATATTGCTCTGCCTTCGCCTTTGGCAAGTTACCAACGTCAACATAGAAAACGCGCCGCTCTGGTGCTCTTGTTAGAGTATAGATGATCGTCGCATCTTCTAGAACTCGAAGCTGGTTTAGTGGTTTGATTGCTCTATGTAAGTGAGATAGCACAAGCGTCTGGGTCTCATTCATCAATCCAGATGTAACGCGAGCAATAGAGTCTTTGGCGATACGAAATCCAGTAATGGATTGCATATCTCCGCCAGCCCGGCTCGTAGCTGATCCAAACCCAGTTTCGGAATACATGTAGTATTCCTTTTTTATCTTGCGGAAAGGAACACCAGTATTCTTATCTCTTTCGGTGGAATCACTTTCACGAATGAGTCGAATTTTTCTTGGGTCAAGATACCGAAGTTCGACAACTCCTTTGTTGACATTTTTCTCATCTATGATAACATGATAGTTGATACGACCATCAACGAAGAATCTTTGGAATATTTCATAGCCTTGATTTGAAAAGTCCAGCAGACGAAGAATATTATCAAATTCTTCAGCTATGACTTCCTTGACTTTAGAAGGAAGCTCAGTCTCTTCCAACACAATCTCGGCAGCTCTTTCATTATAATCAATGTTGATAGCCTCGTTGACAATTTCATCAACTGCCTGCTGGATTTCTGGCTGAAGTGCCATAGACCTATAGCGCGTAACTAACTCGGATTCTGTTTTTGCAGATCCTTCAATGTCCAGAAAGTAGCCGTAGGCTCCACCAACAGCGGTGGATTCTACGTTTACTGCGCCGTCGTCATTCAACGGCGGCGCAAAGGATTTTGGTTGTTCTTCTTTATCCCGTTTTCTGAGGATCTCGTAGCCAAAAAGTTGCATATTATATAGACCTCTTATATCAGGTTATAGGATTTCCGGTGGTTCCACCAACAATATTCCAAAGATCGTACTGGAATGATACGGTAAATTCTTCAATAGTATCTTTTGTATCCCATTGCATCGCAATACTACCTATAGTTAGTGGATGTATGCCTTGGAAGTTATAGATGCGAAGAGTCTGCCCGTCTTTGCCATATTGTGTAATGATGGCGTCAGATTTATACTGCTGTGGAAGTGCTCTCGTATTTGAAATGTGCGAATTGATTGCGTTTGACCATGCTTCCATAGCATTGCGAATTGAGAAGTCTTCATCGTTGATTATCGTCACTTCCCAATCTTCGAAAGTTCTGTCTCCAGCGTATTTGATGTCACGGCCAAAATATGGCACGACATAAGTTCCAAGAGTAGAAGCAGGAAGCGCAGCTGCTTTTACCATGAATGGAACTTTGAAGTCAGCGACACCAAGAATTGGGTTTGTGATTTGAACTTGGAAGAGTGAGGGGCGCGCACCACCCCCCACTAGTTCAGACTTAAATTGATTTATTGAGAAGCTCATATCGTTATCTCCTGTTGTTTGCTATATTTATTCTCAGAACTGTTGGCCGACAATCTCTTCAAATTCAACGCCAGTTCTGGTTGCCACAAAAGTCAATTCGATGTAATTTATGGAACGTGAAGGTTTGATAAAGATGTTTGCACGGAAAGTGTTCATATCGATTATCTGTGGGGTGTTCACGGTTGCATCCGAAACAACACGGAAGTCAATAATACCACGGCGACCCTGAATGTCACGAAGGAATGGGTCAACAATCTGACGAAACTGATTTTGCGTGAATTCGTCATTGAATTCAAACAATAGTTGAGCAGATATTGTAGCAATTGCCTTTTCCACCGTGATGAACAAGCGACGGACATTGATGCGAGTAAACGCGCTTCCGGTTGCGGTGCCAAATCCAGTCTTGTCACCAAAAAGAATTGTTCCCTGGCCAGATTGTGTAATGACTGGGTTGACATCTTTTCCATATAGCTGATCGCGCTGAGCCTTATTTGGATTGAATGCGAGTTTGATCACATTACGAACGCGACCCTTTCTATAACCAGCTGGCGACTCCCATGGCTGAACAAGTGAGGCAAGACCAGCCATATCCCCATTCAGAGGAACCCAACGAAATACATCATTGTACTTGTCATAGCGATACTTGTAACCAGAATCCATGAACCAATAGGAAGAATTCTGAAGGTCGGCGCGATAAGCAAGAATATTCGTCAACTGTGTCTGTGGTGATGCAACATCAACAACATCAGCTTTAGTTGGAGAAACAAATACCATACAATCCTTGCGATATTCAGCCAGATTTGAAATCAGATAATTCGCAAGATTCAGAGATGGTCTTCCTTGAATTGCAAATGAAACATCAACCTCGTTAGCTTCTTTATATAGGTCATATCCCTGCGCAATTTTGCCAAGAACAATCTCGCTTTCGCTTTCACCATTCGCGCCAGATGCGAGCACGTCGCCTTGACGCAATTGGTCTTCAGTATCAATTGAGGTTGAATCCAAAGCGACGATATAAGATGATTTTGTGCTGAGAACATCCTTATAGTAGTTGTTCGTGCCGTCTGCTAGTTTAGAAGTAGGTTCGGCCGAAACATTTTCATACTTTTCAATGATCTGGCCAGCAGTACCTGTAATATTACCATCGTTATCATACACTATAATATGCATACGACCAGCAGAAGGAGCTGCACCAACTGCACTAGAAAATCCCCATCTGCGGCTGAAAGTCAAATCAGTTGGATCGGTTTCTGGTAGTGTATATTTTCCAGATAGCGTAATCTTATGAATGTATGGAGTTGTGTTTGCATTTGTGATATTATCGTCAAAATTGGATACAGAAATTTCCTGTGCGCCATATATGTCGGAAGATATGTGGATAACATCATCAGATTTGATATCTAGTGTTGCTGCTAAGGTCGTAACATATAGAACTGTTGTTCCAAACGCCATTCCAGCGACCTCGTCTGCGGGGTTTGTCTGAAGCTCCGATACCGTCCCAACAACTTTAGTTGCGGTCCAAGCAGGAGCACTAAAAGCAATCGGGTCTTCTATATCATCATTGGCAGCAGTGACGACAGATACTGCTAAAGAATTACCAAGCTCACCTGGATATTTTGCTTCAAAGTAAGTTGAACTTGCTGTATTTGCGGTATCAGAAACAACGCGGGTGACATACAATGCGTTAGAATATGATAGAAAGTCAGCAGCCGAGAAAAATGTTTCATAATTATCGTCTGTTGGCTTTCCGAATATATTTGCGAGCTCAATTTCAGAAGAAATCAAAACTCTTTCATTGACTGGCCCCCAATTGAACACGCCAGCAATAGCAGCAGGCGGAGTTGTAATAGCAGGAACGGTAGTAGTAAGGTCAACTTCTCTTACTGTAATGGATGGACTAACGGAAAAAACCATGTGTTTTGTCTCCTTTTGACGGGTTGTTTTGATTGCTCAATCTTCTTTTAGTTATTTATGATTTTCTCGCTTTGAGTCAAGCTTCTCTGGCAATCAAAGCCAGTTTGCATGTCGAACTACGGGTGCATCATCATCGTCAATGCCATTGTTTATGAATCCAAAGGGCAATAAGTCGCTCTCGATTTCTTCTTCTGTTTTCTCTCTCAGAGCTGCCATTGTATTGATATCAGTCAAGTCTCTAAAGTAAGACTGATCGCTTAACCAGGCAAAAAGAACTAGTCCCATTACCAAGTCATCGGTAGCGCCAGATTCGGCTTCATATGACAGCGCCTTACGAGAAAACCTAGATAGCTCCTGTATTGTGTTGAAGTCAGTGACAATCAATTGGTTCTGTTCAATTAGCATCTTCAATACGGAACACCCAACCGACTTCACTGATTTAGTTGTACGGATACCCCTGTCAACATTTTTCCCAAAGCCGCCGGAAACCCTTTTTCCGGTTCGCCCAGCATTCTCAGTAAATACCATGTTTTCATATCCATAATCTAAATACAATATATCTGCTATTTGGCCGCCAATATCATTTATTTCTATTAGTAGATATGCTTCATTGTAAAGTTTAGCAATATTGTGAACCACAGAAGAATAATCCACAACGCCAATCATGTTATCTCTAAATGTACATACCTGTTTATATGGCATTTTTGTAATGTCAATAACAGAGAATGCGGAATAGTCTAATCCCTTTCCTCTTGACACATCAACGATAATGGCATAGGTGTTGTCGGCTTCTGGTCGCTCGTATTGTAGTAGTCCATCACTCTGAGCAATTGGCCTAAATGGAGAAAGTTCTTTTAGCTTGTGGCCAGAGATAAGGGTTCCAGAACTGCCGATAAATTGACAGCAATATTCTTGATTGAACTTTTCTTGGTCATGGTCGAGTGCTTCTATAGTCTCCTGTTGCCATGCTTCACCACGACCCGGAACATCATACCACATGACCCGAACAAACTTGTATCCATTCGTTCCCTCTTCAGCACCCTTACATGTTTTCCAAAAATGATTCATCCCGTTAGGGGTAGATGTCATGAGAAGTTTGGTAGTCTCACCAGATGATATGGTAGGATAGACAGATGCGAAGAATTCATCATACCCTTCAATGAACGCAACTTCGTCTAGGTAGAGGAAGCTTACAGCCTTACCACGAATAGCAGAAGATGATGTTGTTCCTGCATAGATCTTGCATCCATTTTCAAGTGTGATATAGGTCTTGTTCCATTCTTCGACTCCCTGTTGAAGCCAAGCAGGAAGTGCCTCATAAGCAAGTTTGATTCGGCTAAGAACTTCGGTCGCAGCATCACCCTTGTTAGCAAGAATAGCAACTGTCTTGAACTCATTGAATAGGATGTAGTGCAGAATGACAGCAACTGCTGTGGTGGTCTTGCCAGACTGTCTAGCAGTGAGAACAGCAACACGGCGATTGTTTGTAATTTTCTCAACAATTTCTTCTTGATAGTCATACATATCAAACGGGATAAGCCCTCTGTCAACATGAACAATCTTGATATATGTCTTTGCAAAGTAGACCGGATCAGCTGCACACTTTGCAAATTCTTGAATAAGCTCTTGAGTCCACTCAACAGGTGTGTCCGATTTTTTTAGATTTGAATTGCCGTTGTACCCGATGTTCATTCATCACCCTTTAGCATCTTCAACAAATCTGCGGTTGACAGAATCAGGTTATTATTGGTAACATTCGTCGTAGCTGCTTCGTCTTTCGGGTGAAGTATTTCTTCTTTGGCATACTTTTTCTTCGTAGACATTTCCACAAAGTCTTTGTTTGCATCAAGAAGCGTCTTCATCAGGGTTGAGGCAACTTCATAGGCTCTTGGGCTTTCTGACTGCTTTGCAAGATTGATCATCTCTTTGAGCGCATCATCTCCCTGCTCTATGATGTTCTTTATATTAGACCTAGCAAGTTCAATGTCCTGTACCGTGTCATCTTCGTCAGCATTAGCGGCAATCAACGCTGGCATGGTGGCAGTAGTGACGGATATGGAGCCCGCTGTATCGCTAGCTGACGCATTGCTATAGTCGGTATATTCAATAGCATCTTCAACGGGTCTCAATCCAAGAGCCATTTCAATCGGATCATTGCTGATTGCCGTCATATTCTAAATCCTCTACTATTGTGATTACACCCCAATCATCATCAATCTCAATTTCTTGGAATGGTATTGTTTCAGTTATATCATTAGTTGGATCGCCATTCACGGTCAATCCAGGCTGAACCGTAATAATAGAACCGCCACCCTGTTCCATTTGTGTATATGATCGAACATCTACAAATTTGATATGCTTCTTTTCCCGAACTGGGCCAAAATACCAAGCTTTCATCGTGAATGTTAATGTCCACATCATAGTTCGGCGAGTCTCAAAGTCACCTTCGTATAAATCTTCTATACTAACACTATTTAGCACCAATGGAATATCCATAGCAGGCGCATTATCAAGAACATAAGCGCTATATGTATATTCTGGCTTGAAGAATGGGATAATTTGCTCTATAATCTTAGTTCCATCTTCTGCATATTTTGTCATGATATACAGACTAAACTCTATATTGTATGGAGCAGGAGAGAATACAGAAGCGCCGTCATTGGTTGATATCGTATTGCGGCTGTTTGTCTTTCTTGGGCCATCATAAGACATTGACACAATTTCAAATGACATTCTTGGAAGAGTGACAGCTGAAATTTTTGACAAATCTGGATCTTGAATAAGCTTTGCCAAGAACTTCTGAAATGGTCCGTATGAAATAGGAACGACCATTCTCTGTATTTCATTGCCTGCGTTATCGTCACGAGTCAGACTCATCTTATTGAATAGTGAACCGAACAACGCGATGTAGCGCCGCGTTGTTCCATTATAAAAGTGATTTACAATTGGCATTTATTCTCCTAATTCGATATATTTATGGCTATCTCTATTATATATTAGAAATAACTATTCATCTATCCGACGATCTAAAAATGTTTTAATCAGGAAACCAGCTAGATCAAATTCCCACCACTTCTCGCCATAATAATATTTAGCAGGATTAGCGTGGTGATTGTTATGCCATCCTTCTCCGCCAAATAGTATAGCGAGTATTGGATTGTTCCTGCTGTTGTCTTTTGTTTCGTGATTTCTATACCCTGATGTATGATTAAAATAATTGACGCAGTTTCCTAATGTCCAAACAAATGCAACAGGTGCTAGATATAAGTAAACTACACTCCAAGGATTGACGACTATTAATGTTGTAAAAATAGAAGCGTGTATTAAGAAGTAGTATTTGTGTAGAAACAATTGAATTGGATCTCGTAGCATACTTGCAGCGTAACGTAAATTAACTTCACTAAACATTTCAAAGCACATCACATGAATAAAACTGTGATGAACTGGACTGTGCGGGTCCAGCTCCTGATCGCTGTATCTATGGTGCTGTTTGTGCATGGCAACCCAACTAACAGGACTTCCTATCAAACATAATGCACCAACAACACTACCTAGTAGTTCAAACCATCTAGGCGGAGTGTATGACCTATGAGTGAGTAATCTGTGATAAGTCATACTTGCACCTACCGTACCTAAAACATAATAAATCGTAAAAGATATCAGTAATTGTAACCATGTTCCATAAAATAGTAATAGCAATAGTCCAATGTGGGCAATTACTTGATATACAAATAATAGATATTGATCTCTATGATATTTCATAATAAATTGTTCTCTTGTCCGTTAATCCCACGACCCGACATCTGATTGCCAAGCACCGTCTGTAAAGATCAGTGTACTGATGTTTAATGAAGTACCATTGTCAAAAGGATAGTAGTCAATGGTTGTTTCTAACATACCGTAAACACGAGCATTGGCAACATTTACCATAATAGAATTGTATGTTGATTCGCTCTGTCTAACCAAGTACAGGATCTGACCCTCAACGCCGTTAGCCAGTGTGTAATTACCGTTGGTTAGTTTGTTGACAGACTTGGTTAGGTCTATTGGTGTTGATATGATGATGTTGGTCAATGTGTCCACGGTAAAGGTAGTGATATCAACTCCTTGTGTTCCGCCTAAGATTCCGCCACCGTCAATAACACCAAAATCCCCAACGCTTAGATCGGGATCGCTAGCAGTAACTACGGTACTGATATCACCGTTGGCCGAAATCGTGATATCAAGAGTAAACCCTGCGTCAAATGCTATGCCGTTTACTGTGCCTACGGTAAGATTAGTATTGTTGCTAGGTGATACCGTAATAGTTTCGGCCTCACCTTTACCAATATCTGCTGGGTTCGCACCAGTTTTAGCCACTGTACTTTTGACTACAGCACCCGGGAATGTTGTTGTACCAGCGTTGTTTAATTCTAGATCTCTGCTACTGCCTTCTGAGTTGTATGTACGGAATACTATGCGGCCGCCACTACGGGCCTGGACTGTAATGTCACCACCGTCGCCGTATGTACTCGTTTCTCCACTTTCAATATTGATGTATCCGCCTGCGCTTGTGCCACTGTCGCCTGCTTGTAGATTTAAGTATCCGCCGGCGCCCGTGCCATTGCCTCGACCAGCGCGAACTTTAATATCACCACCAAACCCGTTAAGGCTTCCTCCTGGTCCTGCCCATACATAAACGTCACCACCTTCGCCATCAGTTCCTGTATATCCGGGAGCACCTTGGATGATAACTCGTTCAGCACTGATAGTACTTACTGTTGATTCGGGCCCGAATATGATTGCCTGCTGTGTAGTGTCGCCAAATTTTATAATCTGCCCAGTGCCAGTTGGTGTAGCATTGTCACTGATAGGAACTGTTAATGTTGGGAATGTGGTAGTACCATCTGGACCAAATGCCCAAGCGTGAACATCTGGAGTAGGGTATGTGTAGACACCAAGAGGAGCAACGCTTCCATAAGGAGGATTAGTAGCCCACTGTGCTAATGGTACTGTCAGTGTTCCTGTGTTGACATAAAGTGGTGTAACTGGATCATAGTCAGGAGCAATGATTCCATACTCGCCTTCCACAAACACTATATACGGGTCAGTGGCTGTATTGGCCACAGGCGAAGTCCAAGTTGGAGTTGCTTGCTCAGGATCTCTAGTGTAGGTTAAATTCACAGCGCTAACATCAGCACCCGTGATCGTTATGGTAAATGGCGATTGTACTGTTGTTGTTTCCGTAGTTACTTGTATTCCACCATCAGCTGTAGTGCGAACATTGTGATTGTCAGTGCCCAAGAAGATACTGGTCTCTGTCAAGTCGCCTGTAGTCAAGTGTAGGTGATGGTCACCATCAAAAGCAGGTTCGTCAGGGTTAATCAAACCCGATTCAACGCCCACATTCGCAGGGTCGTAATTATCTTCTTCTGGTGATACGCGTACAGTAAACTCAAAGTTGTCGTTGTTTACAGTAAAAGTGATAGGACCGCCGCCACCATTTGCATCTAGTGCTACTGTGCCAGAACTTGGGGTTGTTAGGCCAGCAGCCTCTGGATATATCCACCAGTAGAGTGTTTGGTTAGCATAAGTGATTGCGTTGTTAACATAAAAATCAAGTGTATCACCAAATATCCCAGTGTTATCTTGATAACTTAAGGTTATGCCGTTGTCCGTGAAATTATAATTGCTACCACCTTTGATCACCAACTTCTGGCTGGCCACTGTTGGTGTTGCTGGTGTAATTTGTATAGTAGGATTGCTGGTTACAAAACCTTCAGATATCGTACCACCCGCAGGTAATGTTAAAGTACCAGTATTTCCCAGGCTAACCGAATACGAACCGTTGACTAAACTCTCGTTACCACCAGCAAGTCCATATTGTGTTATTGTTAGGAAATCGGTGAAGTCTCCATTACTTGTCAAAACGTCAACAGACGGTACAGCCGAACCTGGTACTTTGTTAGCATTGACTACTGTAATATCGCTAGCAGTTCCGTCAAACAACCCACTGAATGTGGCAGTCTTAATGTCCCAATTATCTACTGAGAATGGCGTAGCATCAGTGTCTATCTGTACCACTACTGCGGTTGACTGTTGGTTGTCAAATGGGTCACCAAATGCGCCTGCTATAGCAACATAACCATTATGAACAGCAATATTGCTGCCGCCACCATCAGAGCCGAACCAGAATCCCCCGCCGAATGTCCAAGAGGTAGTATTGTCTACTAAGCGTTGCCATATAACAGCTCCATTAGTATTGTATTTGGCTACGACCCAGATATATTCTTGAGTGTTGATATTGCCAGTAATACCATTCAAGTATAAGTCTCCGTCGTCACCTACTACCACACTTGTCGCAAATGTGTCGCAGTTTCCTACTACGCGTCTACTCCACTGTTTAACACCAGAACTGTCAAACTTGACAAGACTCATTGCTGAAGTAGTTCCGATAGTGCCGCCAGCGTCATAAATATATTGACCACAAACATAAATGTTGCCACTGCTGTCGATTGCTGCATCTGCTCCGCTGCAATTATATCCTGCGTCAAACTGTATAGCTTTTTGCCAATCAATAGTACCGTCAGTAGCATATTTGATTACAACCATGCGATCATCTGTATCGTTAGCAGCCAATGTGGCAACTTTGACAACCATATCGTCTGTACCATCTACGCCGCCAATTGTAGAACCTAGCACGGTGGCGATAACGCCACCTACTGTCCGCCCACCTTCCGAATCAACAAGGTTAGTAAATGTAGGTATGCCGTCAGTAAAAGTAAAATCTACAGTAAATTCACTGAAAGTTATAGAGCCACCAATTGTCCATGTTATATTGCTTACTGGTTCAACAGAAAGTGTTGCAGCTGTGTTCTGTAGCCCATAATTATCAGTATAACCAACTGTAACAATTTCATCGGTTGGGCCGACTCCCATGCCATATGCTCTCTCGTCGCCCTGGCCGTCTATGGTTTTACACCATATGACTGAGCCATCCGTCTTGTCAATTTTGCTTGTGACAATATAGTCATCTGTGCCGTTATAAGCATATCCTACCATGATAGGATTGCCGGAACTGTCCACATCTACTACCGCGCTTTGGCTATTTGCTTCGAAGTCGTATCTCTTACTCCACACTAGACTACCATCTGCGCCATTTAGTTTAGTTAATACCGCAAAGTTATAGTTCAGTGGGCTTCCGCTAGTTCTGCCTGCAATATATACATAGTTATCAACTGTGTCATATGCCAAGCCCCAGCCATCTGTGTTTAGATTTGCGGAAAAACGCGCTTGCCATAATTTTGCTCCAGTTGGAGTTAATTTGGCAACTGATGTATATGTTAGATAATTTGGGTCAGGAACAACATGACTAAACAGAGCAATGATGTTACCGTCCATATCATATTCTACACTAGTAGCTCCTTGAACGAAATCAGTAGTAGGATTGTCTGAAGCAAATGTTTCAATCCATATATTGCTGTCGGTTGAACCAGTAAAGGCAGTTGTTTGTATACTGCCATCAGGAAATACAACATGACCTTCTCCATTAAATTGCCAGTCGTATGGTGTTCCATCATTGAACGCTCGAATAGTTAGACCACTTCGATCTTCCGTTTGATCCCAATTTAGTTTAATCTGTGCTCGTTCAACATCCGTCTCCAATTTAGGGTCGCCAGTATAGACACGAATCAGCTGTGTAGTATCACTACCAGAATTGACATTGATCCAGCGCATACTTGTTGTACCATCGGCGCAGTCTTGTATAAATCTACCACCCTGACCATCAATACCCGTGATAATATCACCCGCAGCAATCATATCGCTATTTTCAACAAACTTCCAAGTAAATTCCCCGACTTCTATGGCCTTACCGTCTGGCAGTTTATTATAGTTGTAACTGGTAATAACTATAGGCCAAATTTGAATACCTGTTAAGTTTATTGCACTTTCAATAACCAAGAAACCACTATCGCCAAGAATCTGTACTCCGGTAATAGAATAAGCATCTCCGTTAGCAAATCTTACTGTAGGATAAGTGGCTGAATTGTTAGCACCTGCAGCAATCCATCCATTAGCATTTAGTAAATCAGTTGGAATAAGATCAATTACTGTACCATTAATACTAGGAGTTGTTTCATTGATAGTAGTATTGATCGTGACTATATTACCAAACGTTGCGCCTATATACTCAGGAAGCCCGGAACCAGATGGTGGTTCTGGGATATTCAAAAGATCATCATAGTTACCGGAGAATGCGACGTCCGATAGCGTAGATATATCTGCTGAAACCTCTTCAACGTTAGTATAAAGCTCCGAAAAATTGCTGTTTGTCTTCTGAAAGGCGATTCGAATAGGATCACCTTTCCTGTCATTCGCTATGACGCCCACATTGATTGTCTGCTTGACCATCTTTACCTCTTATACGCTATCTGCGGTTGTTGTTGTAATGTCACTGGTTACGTTTACATCATCAGCTGTGACACCATAATTTGTTGGTGACTGAATAGTCTCTGTGAATGGGTCAATTTCCGAAAAGTCAATGAAGGCATCTGCTTCTTCAGCAAAGAAAATATTCTTCGCAATTGGATCGGTAGCATTTAGTTCATCAAGGCTTGAAGCACCTTCTGTCTTTTCTCTATCAAAGTAAGTATCAAATTCTTCTCGGCCAGTTTCAAATCTCTCATTAGAGTATTCAAACATTTCGCACTTCAAATCATACACATTCAGAGAACCCATTTGATAGAAGACCGATTCATGCTCAACATGCATAATCTCAAAAAATTCACTGCTAAGTGGAAAGTAGATTAGGTCGCCTTCGTTTGGGCGCATTTTTGTTGGGTCAACTCGTGTCACATAGCGTTCAAATGTTCTAAACGCAACACTGAATGTTACCTGGTCCCGAATGGTAAGACCAAATTTGGATAGGAAGTCACCTTCCCCCTCAAATCCGTCAACATTTTTGACATACATTTCCATGTTATAAGCTGCATTGAAAATAGGCAGGTCGTCTTCATTCATGATACCATCGACTGCTTGCAGCGATCTCGTAAAATACACAAGGTCAACGCCATACATGCGGATACTCTCAATAACGAGGTCATCCAACAAATTGGCTTCATTCCCATACTTATTATATGGTCTGAAAAATACGTTAGTTGCCATATGTCATCTTCACTTTTCTCTTGACAAAATCTGTTGATGTGGTATAATCAGTGTAACTGCTAAAAATAAAAGGCTGCTGTTGCTGCTGCTAAGCTGCTTATCCGCAAAAATTGTGAATAAGTGGCTGAAGCGAATTCATTGCTTGATCCTCAAGTCTAAGTCTTTCTTCGCGAGCGTCACTAAGAATCTGTGTGCCGTTGAATGTGACTCCACCCACAAGCTGCATTCCTTCGAATTTAGTTAGGTTGAATCCCCATTGTTCTTTGATCAAAGTTGCTGCATAGTTTTGTAGCCAGCGGTCACGCCAGAAGTCTGCATATACATCTCCATCTACAATGTCATATGCTTCCATTATTATGAATGATCCGGCTTTCAATGTATTCTTGCGGATATCAATGAATAGTTTATCAACATGTCTGTTATATCGTATCAGTGGCTTCCCGACAAGAATCTCTTGAAGAAACTCAAGATGCTGCATTGTCATGTAGTAGTTTGTCACATCATATCCGGTAATTTGTTCTAGATTATTCAAAACAAATTGGTATGATACATTGAACATACCAGAACCAGTAGAAATTGAAGTTCCAAGATCAAATATTCTTGTGATGCCAAGAAGTCTAGAAGGAACCGCAATCCACCCTTGTTCCAATTCTGTCTCAGTTAGCTGATGCTTCAGATAGACCAATTGAGACCCGTCATAATGATAGTCGCGAAAGAATGAAATTGCTTCATCAATTCTGTCATCAACTTGTTCATCGGCGACGTTTATTTCTATAACCGGAGCTCCAAGCTTGCGCAAGCAATATTCCTTGAAAGATTCTCTATCACTTGGTTGTGCCATTTTAGTTCCTTATTCAGATTAATTCTTGTTTATGCAATGATGATGTATTGCTCTATTTATGATTTTCTAACAAAGTGGTAGTCTCCATCAGCTGCATGTTTTATAATTTCGGATCTTAGCTCAAATCCAATACTTTCTAGATACATCTTGACTTCATCAAACTTTGGAGCTCCCTCATTGTAGTCTACATGCTGTGCTTCAATGATAATATCATTGCATTCTGTGATGGTATTCTTTGCACCAAGAAGAATGTCAAGCTCAGCACCCTGCACATCAATTTTTATCAAATCTGGCTTTCTCCAACCATTCTGTTTGACTATAGTGTCTAGCGTCATTGTCATTCTTTTTGTCTTATGACCGTCATTGAACGCACCAGTAGTCTCTTTGTAATATGAGTTGCCGCCCGGGTTGTTTGGGTCTTCGTAGAAATCAACGAGTCTGCCATCAACATCGGATAGTACAGCTATAGCATGATTTTCATTTGTTAGAAATGGTTCCACTGATTGAGCTGCATCAAGTAGATAGTATGTCGCATCTGGCCAGACTTCTTTTGCTTTTCTTGTCCAGTGTTGAACACAAGCACCAATGTCATATATTACTTTTGGAGACGAATCTATGGTCTTTAGATAATCAGCATGTTCTTTTGGAAGAAGGTCTGCTTCTGCGACTTTTTGAAGATGTGACTTTGTTTTTTGAACTGGAGCAATTGTGTCCTGCACTCGGAAGAATGTAGACCCCTTATGATCACATTCTATGCTCGCATCAGCCCACACTAAGAAGCCATTCTGTCTTGCCTTCATGCAGAAAAATACATCTTCTGAAACGGTGTCTGTGTGATTGATTGCTTCCTTATAGAAGAAATGTGGATATGGCATCTTGCGGAAAACTTCTGACTTGATCAAAGCACATCCCATGCCACAAGCAGCAACTTCTACTACGCCTCTTCCTTTTATGAGCTGGTACGGAATGTTTGTGCAGCCTCCATTTTGGGTATCCATGTAGACTTCAAGTGTATGTGTATTTGGAATGCGCTGAATATAAAGCCCGGAAATAATATCCTTATCGGCAGCCAACATTTTTGTCAGTGCATCTCTCGGAATTACGATATCGCTATCAATAGAAAACAGATAATCATATCTCTTGGCCCAGTCAGCAATTAGGTTTCTGATTTGTGATATTGAGTATCCATAAAAATATTGAAAATCAAGTTCATATCCATCTGGAACCTCTAAATCCCAAAGACTTTTGAATGTTTCCACTTCAATATATTTTGCTGTCGGAATTGCAACCAGTATCTTTTTATTCATTGATCCGTCCTTTTTAGCATACGACCTACTAGCATTTTGATTTTGTTCACTTCCTCTTATCTTATAATCGTTTAGAGGGTTTGCGTCATTATAGTTGCAGACAATTTCGCGATTGCAATAAATTTTATCTGGATCTATTCTTTCTATCAATTCGTAAAATAGTGGATTATCTGCGCCAGACTTCATCCATTCATTATTGACCTTGAATTTACTTTCATCCAATCCAACAAAATGCTTGCCGAGACAAGTTCTCAAATGAGTGTATGGTATTTTCCAGTTGAAGTGATGACTTCTATAGGTCTTGTTTTTCTTTACTTCAGCTGGATACTCTTGTGCAATCAACGGAATGTTGTCTACTACGGACCACATAGACCCATAGGTGAATTCATATCCCTGATCATACAGGTCGTTGTAGTATTGGAATATCGTGTTGTTGTTTATCAGCCAGTCATCGCCGTCTAGCAGCATCACAATGTCATCGGCTCTAGCATATTCGCGGATTTCGGTAATCTGATTCCGAATGCATCCAATATTCTCTTTGTTATGGAGTAGAAAGAAGCGATCACGAATAGTTTTCGGTAGAGATTCAATTGTCTTTTTAGCTATATCGTAGCTTTCATCATCAGAACAATCGTCAATTATTATGTGGGTATAGTTATCGTAGTCTTGCGATGCAACTGAGCGAATATTCTTTTCAATATATGCTGCTGCATTCCAGAATGGTGAGATAACCGTGATTGGTCTTTGTTTTGCAAAAGACCGATACTCTTTTTGGACTGGCATATTTCCGGTTCTACCAAATATGCGGGAAACCTTATCATTGATTCGAGTGACCCTGCGATAATCATCAACTGACAAAAATTCCCCAAGAATGGAATAGAAGAATTGCTTCCATTGCAGAGCAATAGTATCCCATCCAGCAATGTCTTTCACAACATCGCAATAGTTTTGCTTCTGCTGATGGAGATATGGAGTAGAGTAGGCAGAGAAGAAAGCTTGAAGAAACTTCTGGACCTGCTGGTCCCTGTTGATATGTGGAAACAAGCTGTTTGGCTCAATCGCATAGTCAATATGATAACATGCAAGGTCAACAGCAGTTTCTTCCAGCGCGCCAAATCGTGTTGTCATGAGTGGTGTCTTATAGAGTAGAGACTCCAGCGAAGATATTCCAAATGTTTCTGGGAATGCACCAGGATACAACATCATCCAAGCATTTGCAAGAATTTTTGCTATCTCGTGCTGTGGAATGACTCCGGTGAATGTGACTCCAAGGTCTTTCAAGTCTTGCCGCTTTGATAGCTGCTCTACCGTGTTTTCCTGCGCGTCTGGAGCGGCTCCTTCACGGAACCTATAGTAACCACCGATGATACTCAATCGGGCTTGTGGAAGCTGTTTCCTGATTGCTGGCCAGATGTCGTTGACAAGTGGAAGCATTCCTTTTGTCGCGGAAGCATTGTAGACAAAGTGATTTTGGTCTTTCTTGCTCAGGTCGACTTCTGGAATGTGACAGACAGCACCGTTACGAGTCTGAAATATCTTTTTCTTGAGCACTTCGTAGTTGCGCTTCTTGCCGTGAGCACATGTCAGGATGTATGAGGTGTGCCAGTCGGACAGTGTGAAGATATGGTCTATCTTTCCAGAAACGACCAAGTTTTCCATCATATCGTCGCCTTCAATGAAGGTATCATGCAGCCACAGAATGCGCTTCTTTGCTGTGTGAACAAACGGCCAATCGTTCATGACGAATGGAGCTACTGTTCTGGACACCACTACAGTATCGTATTTCTCGCCGTGGGATTTTGCATCTACATTGTCTATGTAACGAACACCGTCATACATACCGGGATTTGAATTTGATCCGTCTTTACAGTTGTTGAATACCGTAACTTCAAATCCTATCTGCTGAAGTTCTTTGGCAATCAGTATTACAGCAGATTCGGAACCGCCAAGTCCCTGCTTGGATAGTGTGGCTCCATCATAACAGAGCCCCAGTTTGTCTATTATTGCAATTTTCATAATATAGCCTTTTACGCATCACGCCAGAATTCCATTCCTCTATATTTATTCCATATTTCTGGTGGCAATACTGTTTCTCTATTCGTATAGCATACTTTACTTTTTGTGGTATGTAAACCGGGAAAGTTCAAGCTGGAATCATAATTTTGATACGATGTGCTAACATCATTGAAGTTGTGTTGATATTTTTCTATTTTTGTAAAATTATAGATTCTATCAATAGTCTCTTTTGGATTTTTTGCTAAATCGTTATATTCCACAAACATAATATCATTTCTAAACTCTGAATGCCAAAGTGTCTTTATTGCAAAATAGGCATTGTAAATCACACCGTTTTCTCGCATAAGAGAATCTGCTCTTGTGAATACATTATAATCATGCTCAGCGGGAAATACAGAAGAAAGATACATTGGATTTGAATTTCTTGCACGCTCAAAGCTGTCTACAACCCAAGATATATCTCTTACCGTAAGTATGATTTTTGAATATGGAAAGAGAGATTTGACCAGATAGTATGTATTTGGCCAAAGTCTATTTGTGTCAAACACTATTGATTTTGAAGTATCCGAATAGTAGCTATCAAATAACCCTTTCAATATTTTCTCTTTTGTCTGAATAGTCATAAGAGAATCGTATTCATCTTTTTTGGCTATTACATCATATGCTGATCTGACCAATGGCAATAACGGGCTTGTCACCGATGAATGCACATTTGGATTTTGTGAAAGTATAGAAGAAAGCAGAGTCGACCCAGATCTAGGCAACCCACCAATAAAAAAATATTTCTTTTGAAACGAAAGCATCAATTGACTCCATGATAAAAATAGACTTATTATTCAGGCATTACATAGAGCAAAGCTATACTCTCTCTTATGGTTTCTACCGAAGTTGTGTCGCAGACTTTTTCAGACAGGATGTCAACTTCTTTTCCTCTTTCAGCAAGAAGTCGTGCCTGAGCTTCATCAAATACACCAGCATGTGACAAGACCTTTGACGCAAGCACTTTCACATCAATGCCCCTTTCTGATGCTTCTATTGCAAGAACAGGTGCAACCAATGCAGCTTCCGCTTCTGTCATTTCAGCAGTAATGAGTCCAGCTTCTACTCTTTTGATGTAGTTGGAATACAGCATCTCATATGGATGATAATAATCATCTGGAAGACTTGCAAATCGTTCTTTGTATGATAGATATATACTTCCTATCATCCTATCTCTTATTGAGTGGAACCCATATTCCCATTCATTTTTCCATTCAACTTCATTCAATACTGTTACACCAGTAATGTCAATAACACTGGACTCAACTGGAGCTACTGACAAGCAGTAATCAATATTATTAGAATCTGAAAGTTGGATTTGCACATCTAGCCCATCAATCTCTGGGTGCATTTTTCCACCTGCAACTGTATTGGTATTAGTCAGGGCAATAGTTTTATTCTCATAGCTTACATAATAATGCTTTAGATATTGAACCGTCATAGCTGGAAAGTATCCTCTTGTTTGGTGGTGTTATTAGCAGCATATCTTTTTTCGTATTCTCTATTTATATCTTCAACGGTAGGAAATCCTTTTACGGTCATCCAAGTAACAATTGCAAATCTCTCGCCTTTGGTTACTGGTTCAACGCCATGCAAATAATGATGTGTGGCTGGGAATGCAACCATCATTCCCTTCTTTGGTCTGATGCTAATATGTAGATCTGGAAACACGAGATTGCCGCCCTCGTAATCGTCGTTTAGATATATGAGAACTGCAAGGTCTCTGTCAATATTTTTGCGCCATTCTTTTGAGCCATCTGGATTTGTCCAAATTCCTTCTGCGTCAACATGTGGGTGATAATGTCCACCAACTCCATAGCAAAGCAATTGAGGTGCCTCTGCATCACGAATTTCAAAACCATAATAGGGGTTGATTGTTTCCGCGACAATCTTTTTTAGCAGTGAGTTTATTTGAGGCATGATTGGGCTGAGTTCTACATGCTGAGTATCACGGACTTTTTTATCTAATGTCCATTCTGTCTTGCCTGTTTGATTTGTCCTTTGAGGATCAAACACTTCAAGGTCTACTCGCTTTGATTGCTGTATTAGCGAAGTTATAGCAGCAATGCCTTGTTCATTTATAATGTTTGGTTGAATAAGAATGTTTTCTAGTAGATTTTTCATAGTATAATGTTACTCCATGTTATATATTATTTAGGTAGCGGACCCAGTGGCTGCTGGTTCCGATCGGCCGGCGACACTCAAGACTGCTGGCGACAATGCAACAGTTTCTGTACTGAAGCTCAGACGGTCTATGATAGATGTGATGGGTGATCCGCCTCCAAACCAACCGAATGCATTGCCAGTAGTTGCCGCGAGGTTGCCGCGCCCGCCACTCGTCAAGTTTGCTGGTAATCTAGCCAAGGTTTCTGTCGTGAATGTAAGTTTGTCTATGATTGAAATGGAACCTGTGCCTCCACCAAACCAACCAAATCCATTACCAGAAGTTGCTGAAAGATACGCTCTGGTTGAGCTCAAATTTGCTGGTGATCTAATTGATGTTTCTGCTGAGAAGTTCAGTCGGTCTATTGTCGATAGCCCAGGAATGGACCCCCCACCACCAAACCACCCAAAGCTGCTGCTAGATGCGGCTGCAATTCCAGAAGTTCTAGCTACACTTAAGGTTGCTGGAGAAATAACTATTGTTTCTGCTGAGAAATTCAGTCTATCAAAGCTAGATACTCCTGTTGCCCCACTAAACCAACCAAATCCATTGCCAGTAGTTGCAGTAGAGTTGCCTCTAGCTGAACTCAAGTTTGTTGGTGATCTGGATGCAGTGGGGGCTGAAAAGTTTAGTTTGTCTATGTTTGATACAAATACAGACCCGGAGTTTCCGCCAGCAAACCAGCCAAATCCACCTCCTGCTGTTCCAGTGAGTCCACTTCGCGCAAGCGTCAGATTTGCTGGAGATCTAACCAAGGTTTCTGCTGAGAAGTTTAGTCGGTCTATTATGGAGATTCTGCCAGGAGAATAGCCGCCAGCAAACCAACCAGTAGTCTGTGTATATGCCGGATCTGCTACTGGCCAGACACCAGCCAACTGCCGTTCTCTCGCTTCCCATGACCAAAAGCTACCTTTAGTATTTGTATATTGTGTCATTCATTTTCCAAAAAGAATAATTGAACTAATCTACCGTTATTTATATCATTTCCAAAGTTTGACCCGTGACTATGCCACAACTTGGGATCAAACAACACCAGCCTATTGTATTTCATTGGAGCACTTGCCCACTGCTCCCATTTTGAGCGGTCATTGCCATCTTCATAAATCAAGCTTTCGTATATCTCTTGATAATTGGTGTATCCCAACTGAGCACCCTTTTCTGGTGAATCTGGGCATCTATCAATGTTCAGCTTTTTATGCCGCCAAAATTTTGTGCCAGAGTCTTCTTGTAACTGATGTGGCAGATTCAAATACAACACGCCACCCCATGCCCAATCAGGATCAATGTGAATGTCTTGCTCATGAGAATCAGATTCAAGCGATATTCTGAAATAGCCACATCCTGAATTTTTTGCTGGGCGGATATTTGGTTCACCCGTAAGGAGTTTTATCTTTTCGTGAACCTCTTGCGTGTAGTAAGCACTATCGCTGTTCTTGCCTGGGTAGGTATGTGCAGCTGGCTTTGGATATTTTGCTTCTAGAGCCATTTTTCTGACTTCAAATGGGTTGTCATAGAAGTCGTCAATGATGATTAGTGATTGTCTCATGATATAGTTTGCTCCTTGTTATTTTTATGTGACAGAACCGGTAGCAGCTGGCAAGTTTCGTCCCACACTTAGGGTTGCTGGTGATGCAGCAGCAGTTTCTGTTGTGAAATATATACGGTCGATGGTTGATATGGCAGCACCGGTCCCAGGGTTAAACCCACCACCAAACCAACCATATCCACTACCTGAGGTTGATGTGAAATATCCTCTTGGTATACTAAGTTTTGCTGGTGATACAGAAATAGTTTCTGCTGAGAAGTTCAGACGGTCTATAGTAGATGTGACCGCCGCAGTTGTTCCGCCACCAAACCAACCAAATCCCGCACCTGAAGTTGCTGCTAACATTGCGTTTGCTACTGTACTTAGTTTCGCTGGTGACACCGCGAGAGTTTCTGCTATGAGGTTCAGTTTGTCTATTGTTGAAATTCTGACGCCGGCATCGGGAAATCCACCACCAAACCAACCGAAGCTATTTCCAGATATTGCTGCTAAATATCCCCTCGCAAGACTCAGTTTAGCCGGAGAGCTAATCAATGTTTCTGCTGTGAAGTTCAGTCGGTCGATGGTTGAAAAGTTGCTGCTAGAACCATTAAATCCACCACCAAACCAGCCAAAGCTATTTCCAGTTATCGCTGAATTGCCCACACGAGTCCTTGGTATACTAAGTTTTGCTGGCGATACAGCAACAGTTTCTGCTGAGAAGTTCAGTTTGTCTATGGTAGATAGGGGCCCACCGCCGCCACCGAACCAACCAAATCCATTTCCTGTTGTTGCTGCCAATGCGGTTCTAACACCGCTCAGTTTAGCTGGAGAACTGACGAGCACCTCCGTCACGAAATTCAGTCTATCAATGGTCGAAACTGGCCCAGGGGTCGCAGCACCCCCGCCAAACCATCCAGTCGTCTGTGGAAAGTCAACTCCATCACCAATGATAGTAGCAACGGGCCAAATGCTCGCTCTTTGTCGTCTGTAGACTTGACTTGCTGTCAGAACATCGTTATCTCTTAATGGCATCTTGGTTGAACCAATCTTCTATTTGCTGCGGCTGCTGTAAGTGTTCGTCTTTATTTATAACTAGACTGCTCTTATCCTCTGCAAACACATTGAACTTTTCTTCAATGCCCTTGCTCATTGCAGTCATGAACTCAATTGGGTTTGTGATGGACTTGTCAAAACTAGGCATCGCATCAGTGCTGATTGTGTGAACCGAAGACTCAAGCAGCCCAGGTGCCATTGACTTTCTGAATGAGTCAAACACATTCGGTGCAACACCAGTCTGGCGAGAAAGCATGTCGTCAAAGATGTTTGTTTGGAACTTGCGCTTCCAGTTTTCAGCGGATTCAGCATTGAACTGCTCTCTCGTCACCATGCCGCCATTCTTCTCTTCCAGCTTCTCTAGAATGTTGTCATATGTCGCAAGCTGGTGGCACGCATCGCGAATGCTGTTTTCCGATTCGCCAATATAAATTTCATGCTGGCGAACATCAAGATCATACCAAATCCATCTCTTGTTGCCCTTGTCGTCTTCCCAACGAATTGGCTTGTCCTTTGGCTGTTCACTCCATTTCATATCAAATTCGCGCTGGCGTTCTGTCATTTCTACACTTTTGTTGAATAGATTGAGTGCAGCTGCTTTTCTGTTTCTCAAAATGTTTTCAACAGCATGTGATATTGTATTGTAGTTCAGAGCAATGAACTTTTCAATCTGAAAGTCACTGGTCGTCTGGCAAAGTTCTCTATCACGATCAACCCACTTCATTACAAAGTCCTTGGCTTTATCAATATAGCTATCCGTTATTGCTTCTTGAAAAGCCACCGGAAGTATTCCATTTTTGCTATCACTCATTTGCATCTCCTTGATATAATCATGCCATTCTATTTTTATTTTGCTCCAATCGTAATGATTGATAGCAAAGTTGCTTATTTCGCTGTAATACTTTTTATTTTGATCAAATGCTGTTAGATATTCTATTGCTGCATTTGCAAATTTGTCTATAAACGATTGATCTGGTTTCCAGCCTCTTGTTGTATTTATGCCAGTCATGGCGACCATCTTTCCAAAACCATGAGAAGTTTCTGGTAGCGCACCTACATCTGATATAATAGGTATGCAGCCAGACCTCATTGCTTCGATCAAAGAAACGCAAGATGTTTCTTCCCAAGTATTCGGATATAGAAAAAATGCAGCGTCTCGTAGATGAAGTGCAAGCTCTTTGTGTTCTACTGGATAAAAGTGCTGTGCGTTTGGCAGCTGGTTGATTTCATGATATAGCTCTTTATAGTTCTCTGGGTCATCTTGACCATAGAGGCGCATTGACGAAAACACCTTTAGCTTTGCGTCTGGGTGTTTTGCAACTATTCGTTTCCATATCTCCGGCAGATATTCTAGGCCACGAAATGGTGTGCTTGTATATACGAATGTCTTTGACTTTGGCTCATTGTTATAGTAGAAGTGGTCTGAGCCTCCGTTGCGGATGACCTTGATATATTTCGGGTTGATTTTTAGATATTTGAT